GTGAACATATGATTAGAAATCATATTGAAACTCCTATGACTACCTTCAATTGCATACTGCGACAATATAAATTAGAAAACGGAGAGGTTGACTTTGGCAGATGGTAATTATTTTCAGAGGTATTTATGGAACTTAGGGAGGTCCACCATATTCCACTCACGATCGCAAGGTTAATTATACAGATATTTAATTAGTTGTTAATCTTAAATTAAAGATATCACTTTTGTAATTGTTTGATTTTTAAAATGTAATCGCTGCATATTCCGAAACAATTAAAATTTAAATTATTAAAATTTGGATCATTCCATTCTGGCATAACTGATATACTAAGATCAGTTAGCAATTTTCCCGGATAGGTCCAAATATATCCTTGGCTAGTTAATGTGAAATCATCCTCTTGATGCCAAAAATAATTCAAAGATTGTTGAGAAGACGATAACCAATGTAGTGCATCTAAATTTTTAGCGTGTATCCACAACTTGCCCAATCTTGACAAAAAGTATTCATCTATCTGATATTGATAGGTATCATGCCCTAAATAAAATTTGCTATCTACAAGCCAAAAATCTACTTCACAATCGTACCCTAATTCAACTACCTTGAGTATTTGATCTGGGTGATTTTCTAGAGTTTTATCCGGACCTTTAAGTAGTCCTCGATGTGCAATTAATTTCAATTTATCCAGGCTCCATGAAAACGAATTGATGAATCACCGTTGGGAATGATATTATTGTATGTTATTAGATATTCCCCTAACATTTCATCTGAATGTGCGATATTTATATTGTTATTTTTATACATAGATTCTATATGATCAAAGACATGAGAGTATATCTTCATTAAATCAGGTGTCCCATAAGCAAGTAAATCATAAACACTTTTTTTATTTAAATCAACATGTAAAAAAATCAGAACATCCGTTTGTTGAAAAGTAATAGCATCGAGAACTACATCAAATCTTAATCTCATAATTAGATCGTATTCTTCCGGGTGGTCGATTAATAGGTATCCTTGCTTAATAATGTACCACATGTCGCGCATTCTTTCGACCCAATATCTACCGTGTTCTATTGCGTGAGCATTAGTTTTAAAAACGTCATCTTCTCTTTCTTCAAATGATATCGGAGGGAATCTATTTTGGTAATATCTATTATGATTTTCCACTCTGAATTTTTTAGGTTTATATAATTGTACAACAGGTTCGATGTCAACTGCAGGATAGTGGTTGGGGTTTCCATTTCTTCCGATATTATCTACGTCCCATGTGCTTAAATAAAAATCGACATCGTGATGTCTTAATACATGATTTTGTAGTCCTTCGTAAGTTCTTTTCCATCCTTTCACATGCCCGGTCATTATAATTGCAATTTTCATTTTATTAATCCCCATTTCTCAATTGCCTGATCATATTCCGGCCCATATGTTTTGTCGACTGCTTGTCGCATAGCACGAGCTCCAGAGATGGTTCCACCTGGATGACCATGCACGGCACCGCCTGCATTTGCTAGATAATCAATACCGGCAATTTCGGTAACACGATCAACTAATCCGGGATGCATTCCGCAGCTAAGAGCAGGAACCGTATTTCCAGCCGTAAGTATGTCAATACACTGTTTGATTTCCTCCGGGTCGTCATTGCTGTAACCGCCGACCATGCCTGTTTGAATTGTATCAGCTCCCATCATTGTAGCCAATTGGCACATTACCGGCCAAGCAATACTAAATCTGTGATTCTTATCTGTAGTAACCTTTGCGCCACTGCTCTGATAATGTAGATACAATGGTAGATCTAGTTTACGGATACTGTTATAAGATCCAAATCCGCTGAATACGTTAATGTGAACACCTGTACCTCCTAGTTCATGAACACGTTTAACACGATCTACTAACACATGCGGATCGCAATTAATGGTATGACAGAATACAATCTTACGACTTTGTTTGGCCAGGTAGTTAGAAATTATGTCTACTCTGCGTTCCAATGGAGCACAAGCAGGATTGACCATGATCTCATCTTCCTTGATGAAGTCAACTCCGCCGTCAACCATCTGCTTAACCATTTCTAACAATACTTCTGGGGTAATACCAATCTTAGGTTTTACAATACTGCCAAATAATGGTTTGCCGTATTGTCCTGTTAATGCTCTAAACCCTGATAGACCAAATTTCGGACCTAAGAAATGTTTAGTCACTGACTCGGGTAGTTCTAATTTAACTAATCGGCATTTGGTTATAATATCAATGTCGACGTGTCCGCCCATTAATTGGCAGAGCAGATGACTGATACCATCAGTTTCCCAATCTGTGTTAACCACAGGAAAAGCAATTTCTACAATACCTTCTGTTTGATGCTTTAAGAAATCTTCGTCTCCAACCACAAGGCAACTATGATTTTCGAATAACTCGTCGGTCTCCCATTCGTTGCGAACACTAGGGTTTCCTACACTTTGTCCAATGGCCAAGTTCCATGCGGCTTCTCGAAGATTTTCCGAACTTGCCATTTTATAGGTAGCAATGTAATATTTGTTGCTGTTAATCTCGTCCCTATTTCTAAAGAACTTCATGTTTATCTCCTGGTACACTAGGCTGTTTGATGCAGAGAACAAGACAATCTTCTAAGAATACGGGATCAGCAATTTCATTTGGTTCTAAAACAAAAATCTCACCAGAATTAATTATTTGTCCGCAAATATTCATTTGACCTTTAACAAGAAGATTATATTCAGTGTGCCTAGCATGATAATGCTTAGGCCATGCTTCTCCCTTATGGTGCGCTAACAATCCGACTTCAAATTGGTCTGTTTTCAACAATGATGGTTCAAAGTTCCCGATAAACCAACCTCGCCAAAACTCATTTAAATTATGTGTTTTCATATTTTAAAAATCTTTCTAAATCTATAGGAACACCGACAGCGTGATGTTGTTCATTAGGAATGTGGTGTATTCCTACTACCTTACCTGAATGGATCATATAATTATATGTTGGTGCAATGTAGAACTCGCCGTTTAGAGCTCTATCATCAGCGGCGATCATTTTTTCTGCACTGTCGACAAAATATCGGCCTTGTTTCCAATAATGTACACCATTAAGGCTAATGTTACTAATAACTTCTTTTTCTGCAAATCGTACAGCATTACCTTTTCGATCTAATTTTACGTAACTATTTTTATCGGTATCACTATAATAAGTTACTACCGCACCGTCGTATAATCGAACATTATGAAAAAACAAGTTACTGTTCCATTCCATAATTTGATCACAATTAGCAATGACTAATTCTTGATCGTTATTGATATCTTTTTTAAACAATAACGCAGAACAAGCAGGCCCTTCGGTTGTTTTTTCAACTTCGCTAAATCTAGGATTAACAACAACTTTAGATATAATATCTTTAACAGCATCAGTAAAATTATCTTTGCGAATAATAAAATGCCATTGTGCATCTTTTATATCGAGACTTTCTATTGCTCGCACAATCATAGGTTTGCCGTTGACATCAATTAATGGTTTAGGCAAATATTGGTCTTTAGGAAATCTGCTGCCTTTCCCAGCCATTGGAATAATTATGTTTATTTTAGTCATTAATAAAAAATTGCAGTAGGATTAATTTTCAGGATTCCCTGTTTAATTTCGTCTGTGTAAATGCCTGACCTAACCACAATAATCGGACTGGGTAGACCTTCTAGACAGTTAGGAGATTTTACAATAAGGTTTGTACCATACAATCTCTTGTTTTGTTTTTTAGGATCGTTATCTAGGATACTTAAAACTTGAGTTTCATTAATGCCGAGATTTAACAATGTTTGAGAGAATACGTGTGCTCCAAACAAAAAAATATTATTATTTTTAATATTGGTGTTGATGGTAGCAACATCTTGTTTCATTCTATTTGTATATTTTATAAATTCATCTTTAACATAATCAAGTCTAGGAGCAGCAGATAAAGTTGTCTCGTCCACTTTGATACATCTAACAAATATGGAATGTGGTTCCACAACTTTATCTGCTATAACGAATCCTGCATTTGCTAACAATGCTTCTAATACTTTTTCGTCTACATAATATGTATGCTCAAAAGTCAGCGTGCTGTTATATCCTTCTGCTAGCCAATGCTGCATGTTTGGTAATGCGATAAACTGACTGTCTCCTGTTTTTAATAAACTTCTTACTTTTAGTAGGAATTTAATAGGATCATATACATGCTCAAAAAGATGCGAATGTACTACGGCGTCGAATGTAGAGTTAAAATTATAATCTTCAAAAAATCCCTGTATGCAGGTAATTCTTGGATCTTTGATTGATAATTTTAAAGAAGGTTCTATAACAGTCCAGCTAATATTTTTTTGATTTTCTAAAAATAAATTGGCTAATGAACCGGTAGCACCACCAATTTCTAAAGCACTTGAACACCCGTGCTTACTAATAAATTCGTAAAACTTTCTATGATGTTGTCGCCATATTTCACCGATGGTTCCGGAATTATGATGTTGGCTATACAAGACATCTGGTTTTATTAATTCCATTAGTTGTACGTTACCTGAGCTTTGAGAAAATCCCCATTTCATATCAGCAAACAAATCTGAACTAGGGTCTAGGTTATCTGTGCAACCCATGTAAATTGGAAAATGGTTAAATGTGTAGATATGTTCTATATCTCTTTTGCCGGTGATTAAACATTGGTTACGTTGAATTATTTCCATGTGCTATAAATTAAGAATTAAATACTAATATTATTATTTATAGGGACAATTGATGACAGGCATTTCTTTTATAATTTCCACGTCAGGTACTGATGACACTAACCTATTACGAGTGGTAGACAGCATCGAACAAACAAATATACCACAGTATGAAATTATCATTGTAGGCGGATTAACAACAACGATCAACCGAAAAAACACAATCCATATTCCATTTGATGAAACACAAAAGCCTTCTCCTTGGTTAACTAGAAAAAAGAATTTAGGAGTACAAGCTAGCCAATATGAAATTGTTGTAATAATGCATGACTATTATATATTTGACCCGGATTGGTATTATGAGTTCGAAAAATTTGGAACCGATTGGGATATTTGTGTACAGCAGACATTTTCTCTACCTGAACAAGGTGGACAACGGTGCAATGGATGGCGCGCCGGACCGATACCGGGATATCCAGAACTCCCATTTGCTATGGTTATACCCTGGGATATTGATTGTTTTATTCCCTATATGGCTATACAAGGATCTTTTTGGGTGGCACGTAGATCAGTCATGATAGAACAACCGATGAACGAAAATCTACTGTTCGGGCAAGAAGACGATATCGAATGGAGTTCTAGAGTTGTACCAGGTTGGCTTGGTCAAAAAATCGATCAAGCAGGATACAAAATTGTTTCTAATCCAAAATGTATAACTAGATTTGCTAAATTTAAACCGCCATATCCTGGAAATCCTGATTGGGATGCTATAGAAAGACATTTTGATCCTTTGTGGGAAAAAATAAGAAACGGGTACAGAAGACCTGGGGTGTATCATTATGAAAAAGATTTAGGAAAAGTTGTTCGTAGTGCTGATCATGGGCAAGATATCTCTTGCAAACCTGATCCGAGTATTTTAAAATATACGCTTAATAATCGGAAAAAAATGAAGAAATCAAACTTTTACACAATAGGTACATTTGGGGACACAATATACAGCCTTTGTCTAATGAAAATTTTAGGGGGAGGTAATTTATATGTTAAATTAAATGCACTCGACGATTTTGCACAGAATGTTCTAGGTTGGAAGGATGCAGGTCCTGCCAAAGGAAGATATACCCAACAAGATTATGATATGATCGAACCTCTGCTAAAGGCACAAGATTATTTCGACAATGTATCATTATGGAAGGACGAACATTTGGATTATGATTTCAGTGATCATTACAAATTTCATATGATCAATGGGTGGCAAGGTAATCAAACTGAATGTTATGCTCTTACTCAAGGTATGAACATCCACGAACCGGAACTTAGAAAAAAGCTATTGTTTGAGCCTTGGTTAACTCCAGTGGACCCTATTAGAATTCCAGGCAAGTCGATTATAATCAATCGAACTGAACGTCATCTATATGGTGCTTCTGGTACAGGATGGAATGACTTTATTAAGAATGGTCTTGCAGATTATGGATTGTTTGTCGGTACTGAAAAAGAACATTCTGAGTTTGAAGAATCTTTTAAAATAAAAGTTGCTTATCACAAGACAGAAGATCTTCTCGAACTGGCAAGAATTATTCAAGGGTGTGAACAATTTATCGGAAATCAAAGTTCGGCATTAAGTATAGCAATCGGTCTTGGTAAAACCTATTGGTGTGAGATAAGATCTGATTATGAATATACAAAAACTCCGCACGGCGGGTACGGGGATACATGGTTTCCTAGAATTAATGGATTTTATTTCTAATGTACGCACTAATAACTCATCATGATGAAGGTTACCAGAGATTAGCAGATCTCACCTGGAATCAAAACAAATTGAAGTATGCAGCAAGACATGGATATGCAACTCATGCAAAAACAAACAATTGGACCAGTAAGCAAGCCAATGGTCTAATGACCGGGTTTGAAAAATTGTATATAGCCAAAGAAGTATTAGCCAAACATCCGGAGTATGATTGGATATGGTGGACTGGCACCGATACCATGATTACTAACTTTGCAGTTCGAATTGAAGATCGCATAGATAACAATTATCATGTTATAATTTGTGTTGATGTTAATGGCATTAATGCTGATAGCATTTTGATAAGAAACAGTCCGGAGGCTCTAGAATTTTTAGATGATGTACTATCTATAGAACAAGAGTGCTTAAAACATTGGGATACTGAACAACGTGCTATTGCACTGTCTCTAGGTCTTCCTGTAACAGCATCACCGGATTGGGTTAAATCTCCGCTATTACAGGTTTGTGAAAAATATCAATCTGTAGTTAAAGTGATGCCTCAGAGGTTCATGAATAGTTTTTATTATAAATTATATAATTACACCGATCAAAGAGATACACTTGGGGTAGATGGGAACTGGCATCCGGGCGATTGGTTAATACATTGGCCTGCTACATCTATAGATGTTCGAATACAATTGTATAATGCATTTTTACCACATATTATGGAATAAATCGTGAAAGAAATATTAGATCAAATTAAACAATATATTGAAGAAAAGCAATCGTCTAAAACCTGGGTGGCTGGAAAAGACTTTGTAAACTATGCCGGCCCGTATTTTAATTCCGATGAATTTGTATCTGCTGCCGAAAGCCTGCTAGGCGGATGGCTAGTTATGGGAGATAAGAGCCTTAAATTCGAAAGAGCCTTTCCTAAACAATTCGGTAAGGAAAATGGCATCTTAACTAATTCAGGTAGTTCTAGTAATCTACTCATGCTGGCTAGTTTAACCAGTAAGCGAGGACATCATTTTCCGAAAGGAACTAAAGTATTGATGCCTATTGCAGGATTTCCTACTACACTGAATCCTACTCTTCAATTGGGCTTTGAACCGGTGTTCTTGGATATTGAATTAGATACACTTAATCTAGATCTTACCAAAGCAGAGGATCTAATCAAAGAGCATGATATTCGAGTTATGACATTTGCCCATGTTCTAGGTAATCCGCCTAATATGGATCAGGTTATGGAGTTGGTTAACAAGTACAACATTGTTCTGCTCGAGGATTGCTGTGATGCGCTAGGTAGTACCTATGATGGGAAACCGCTGGGCAGTTTCGGAGAAATGGCTTCTTGCAGTTTCTACCCTGCACATCATATGACTATGGGAGAAGGGGGGTTCGTAGCCTGTAATACTTACGAACAAGAAATCATTCTTCGTAGTTTTAGAGAATGGGGTCGAGGTTGTTATTGCGTGGGACCCGAAGCCAATAAACTTAAATGCGGAACCTGCGGCAAACGATTCCAGGAATGGATTCCCACCATGCCCGGAGAAATATTTGATCACAAGTATGTCTATGATGAGATCGGGTTTAACCTTAAACCCATCGAAATTCAAAGTGCTATGGGCTTACATCAACTAGAAAAACTGCCCGCCATTCATGCTCTGCGTCGTAGAAACTATCAGTTGTTATTTGATATCTACAGCAAGTATGAAGAGTTTTTTCACCTGCCACGAGCGCAGGCCAAGAGTGATCCTAGTTGGTTTGCTTTTCCGCTAACTATTAGAAAAGATGCACCATTTACTCGCAGTGAAATTGTAGACTATCTAGAAGAAAACTTAATTCAGACTAGGCCTTATTTTGCTGGTAATATTATGCTGCAACCTGCATATAGTCATATTATGAATCCGCAGGATGCTAAGAATAATTTTCCCGTAGCCACTCAGGTAATGACTAACACCTATTTCCATGGAACTAGTCCGGTAATTACTCCGGAACAAATTAGTTATATTGGAGAAAAAGTAGATGGATTTATGAGTTTGTTCATATAAACAAAGGAGAACTTATGAACTTAAAAGAAAGACAGATGCTTGATATCCTTAAACAGGGCAAGCAAGAATTTGGAATCGATGCAGTAAAGGCCGAGTTCGAAGCAGAAGGTACGCGAACCGACGAACTTTTGCGGTTGGTTGAAATTGCTCGAAAAGCAGATTTAAAATTAGCAGTTAAAATCGGCGGTTGCGAAGCAATGCGTGACCTTATGGAAGTTAAACAAATTGGCGTTGATTACATTATTGCACCAATGGTTGAAACCCCGTATGCATTATGGAAATTCATCGATGCCAAAAATAAAATTTATTCAGAAGAAGAAAGAAAAGAAACAAAATTCTTGACCAATCTCGAAACTATTACTGGCTTTGATAATCTCAAGGGAATGATCGAAAAAGCCACGATGCCCGGCGGACTTGATGGATTGGTATTCGGCCGAGTTGATTTTGTTATGAGTATGGGTCGGAACGGTCGAGAAGACATCAATAATCAAGATGTAACACAAATGGTGGTCGAAACTGCAACCGCATGCAAAGAAGCAGGACTAGAGTTAGTAATGGGCGGGGGAATTTCGATTGATGCTATTCATGCAGTTCGAGAAGTACAATCAGTACATCTTAGCCGTTATGAAACACGTAAAGTGATTTTTGACGGTAGTGCTATTAATTTGCCCACTGTAGAAAAGGCATTGTTAAAAGCAGTCCAATTTGAACTGCTTTGGCTTAAGAACAAGCGTGATTACTACGGTTCTATCTTTACAGAAGATGATAAGCGTATTGATATGCTCGAGACTCGATGGAATAAACTCAATCAACAAAATTGATAGGCAGTTGACGCAGTGTGTTAGTAATCGATTTTACTAGCACACTATTATTTTCAAATCCACGTTTTTCTAGAGTTCCATTTACAGGCAGAATAAGATTAATCTTACTGCCTGTATTCTTTTTATCTTTTGATAATGCTGTGAAAATAGGATCTATTTTTACAGGCACAGTGTTATAGCCTGTATAGTTACTAAAAAGAACCGTGTGCATCATTAGGTATTCTTTTTCTGTTATCAGGCCTTCGTTCTGTGAAAATTTATTTGCAATGTCCATTCCCATAGTAACAGCAATACCGTGGGGAATTCCAAAATCTGTAGAACTTTCAATTGCATGGCCGAAGCAATGCCCGTAATTCAAAATATTTCGAACACCAACATCGAATTCATCTTGCTCAATGTATTTCTTTTTGATTTGTAAAGTAGCATATAAATGTTTGGTTAAATCATTTCTAATTTCGTCGCTGGTTACTAGTTGTCCGTTAACTAGATATAATTTGATAATTTCCCCAATACCGCTCTTAATATCCTTTTCTTCGAGGGTAGTTAAGAATTGATCTGATATAATGACTTTCTGGGGAGGAGTAAATGATCCAAGTATATTTTTAGTTTTGCCAAAATTGATACTACTTTTAGATCCGATACAACTATCTGCCTGTGATAGCAGTGTAGTAGGTACAAACACCCATTTTATGCCTCTCATAAAGGTATTTGCAATAAAACAAGTAATATCCTGTGTAATTCCTCCGCCGATTGCTACTAGTACACTATCTTTTTTTAATTGCTGCTCTAAAAGTTGACTTAAAACCGGTTCAATTCCTCTATAACTTTTTGTTTCTTCTGTTGCATCAATTAGAACGAAATTCTTTTTTTCTATTTGTTGTAAGAAGTTTCCTCCAAGATATGAAAAAATATTTCGATCAATAATGAAATGACTTCCTAAGTTAGTCAATTCTTTGTTGTTTATCAAAGAATTATTAAACTCTACCTGATACGGTCCGGAATAAGATTGAATGCTAAAATTATGCACGAGTAAACCCTCCATCTATAGCAATGTTCTGTCCTGAAATATAAGTGTTTTTATCACTACCTAGCATATAAACTAAATTAGCAACCTCGTCAACTTTTGCCAATCTTTTAATTGGAACATTTTCTAACATTTTCTCAACTCCTGCAGTTCCTAAATTAGTCCATGTCATTTCTGTATCAATAAATCCAGGCGCTACACAATTACACAAAATACCTTGACTAGCAAACTCGTTTGCCATTGACACTGTCAATCCGTCGATACCAAATTTACTTGTAGAATAACTGGCACGCCCTTGTTTGCTAATTTTTCCCCAGACTGAACTAATGTTAACGATGCGTCCCCACTGTGCTTTTACCATGTGGGGAAGTAGTGCCTGGCTTAATCGAAACGGAGCAAAAACATTTACAGAATGCACCTTTTCAAAATCTTCAGGATTTATTTCTAAAAAGTTATTAATGATATTAATTCCAGCATTGTTTACCAACGTGTCAATTTCTAGATCTTTGATTCTGCTGATTAGTAGTTCTAGGTGGTTTCTATCGTTAAGATCGCAGAAAAAATACTCATCAAGGTAACTGGGCTTATCTCGAGGATGCATACCTGTGCCTATGACGAACCAATTTTCTTCTTTAAATTTTCGAGCAATCGATTCGCCGATTCCCCTAGTTGCTCCTGTTATTAAAACTCGTTTTTCCATGAGAGGTCCTTTGAATTATTTACTGTCATTATAATAGCACATAAATATTTGTAATTCAAAAGTCATTCCTGTATAATAAGACTATAACTATAAGAGGGTATTTGTGAGAGTTTGTGATTATATCGCTAATAGATTAAATCAATTAGGCATAAAAAAAGTTTACGGATTAGTAGGGGGAAGTACTGCAGGACTTAACGATGGTTTCATTAGTCATCCTGATATAGAGTTCGTTGCTTTTCATCATGAGCAAGGTGCCGGTCATGCTGCAACTGGGTCAGCTCGAACCAATAGAATGCTAGGAGTGTGCAATGTCACTGCAGGCTGCGGAGTTACTAATGTAATGACCAGTTGTCTTAATGCCTACCAAGAAAGTGTTCCTGTATTGTTTCTTAGTGGAAATACACAGACATTTAACATGGCCAAATTGATCAATAAAGAACGTAGACTTAATTTAAGAAAATATGGAATTCAAGATTTTGACAATGTCGGTGCTGTATCGGGCATGACAAAATATGCCGTTATGATTGAACGTGCTGAAGATGTTCCTTATGAATTAGAAAAAGCAATTCATATTGCTACTAGTGGTCGACCTGGTCCTGTTTGGTTTGATGTTCCGGGTAATTTACAGGCCGCACAAATTCCGGAAGGATATAGAGAATTTTTAGTTGAAGAAACTAAATTAATTGATCATAAAGATGAAATACTGTCTGCTCTGAAAACGATCTTTAGTTCTAAACGTCCTGTTATTGTTGCCGGCAACGGAATTACGATTGCTGATTGTCGTAAAGAATTTAGAGAATTTGTAGAGTTCTATAAAATTCCATTTGTCACAAACTTTTTAACTCGAGATAATATCGAATACGAACATCCTCAAAATATTGGCATGATGGGAATTAAAGGTAATCGATCTGCAAATTTTGCCATGCAGAATTCTGATTGTTTAGTCATCCTTGGTTGTTCTATGAATGTTACTCATATTGGATATGACGCAACAACTTTTAGTCCTGCAAGTACCAAGATCATGATAGACATTGATCCTAGTGAATTGAAAAAAGATATCTTTAAGGTAGATCAGGCAATTAATTGTGATGTCAGTGAGTTTCTCAAGACAGCATTAGAAAATCGATCTGAATATGATATTAAGGAATGGTCAGAAAAAGCATTACATTGGAAAAATATTTGGCCCATTTATAATCCCAGCATTCATCGATCTGATGAGGGAGGATTAAACCTTTATGAAATAGTCGAAAGCATTAATCGTAATATGTCTGAAAAAGATTGTTTTATCGTCGATGCCGGACAACCGTGCTATATTCTTTCTACCAACGGCAAATTTAAAAAGAATACTAGGTACATGGCCCAGGCCGCCCAGGGAGATATGGGGTATGCTATTCCGGCAAGTGTAGGGGTTCATTTCGCTGATCCAGATCTAAACATTGTACTGGTCATTGGCGAGGGTAGTTTTTATACCAATATGCAAGAACTTGCAGTTATCAAGCAGCACAATATTCCTGTTAAAATTTTTGTAATTAACAACGACGGATACATGAGTATTAAACAAACCCAAAATAGAATGTTTAGTGGAAGGCAATGGGGAGTTAGTGCCGGCACAGGAATTTATTTTGCAGACATTTCTAAGGTAGCGGCCGCATTCGAAATCCCTTATATTAAGATTTCTAGCAATAACGAATTAGACTCTCAAATGGGTAACCTAATTCATTCTAATACTTCTGTAATTGTTGAGTTTATGAGTCAAGACACATTGGATGTTCAACCTGCTCAAGCAATGAAACCTAACGGGAAGCAAGGAGGTTTGCATGATATGAGTCCGTTCTTAAGCCAGGATGAACTAGATAGAGAAATGATTGTTAAGATATGAAAGTAGCTGTATTAGGATCACGAGGTTTTGTCGGATCTTCTCTTTCTCAATATTTTGATTCTAAGTATCAAATTACTCCGATTACTCGTGATGTATTAGACTTGCTCGATCCCTATAAAGTTAAAGATTTTTTAAAAGTTCATAAATTTGATGTTATATTAAATTGTGCAGCGGTGATGACTGATAATAATTCGTTACATGATGTTAGAAATAATTTAGGGATCTTTATGAACTTTTACGATAATTCCGATTATTTTGGTAAGTTCATTAATACAGGATCCGGTGCAGAATTTGATAGAGAGACTGACATTAATAACGCATCCGAAGATTTAATTTTTGATAGACTACCCAAAGATAGTTATGGATTTGGTCAAAACATAAAAAGCAGACTATGCTATAAAAAAAATAATTTTTATACTCTGCGTATTTTTAATTGTTTCGGCCTCGGAGAGCAATCAACAAGACTATTTCCTAGAATTATTTCATCTACTCAAGAACTAAAAATAGATAATGATAGATACTTTGATTATTTTAGCATACAAGATTTATCAACAGTCGTTGAGAACTGCATAGAAAATGATTGGAAAATAAAAGATTGTAATTGTTCTTATGAAGAAAAATACAAGATAAGCGATGCAGCTCGACTTTTTTGTAATACAAATAATATTAACAAAAGAATTTTTATACTCTCAGAGAGTTCAAAAAATTACAACGGAAATCCTGATAATTTAAAATCGTTAGGGATTAATTTGCTAGGATTGGAAGAAAGTTTTAAAAAATATTTTAAGAAAAGAGATGATTATGGTTTATGATTGCTGTATGTTTTTAAATGAAAATGATCTGTTCGAAATCAGATTAAACCAGCACTGGAATTTTGTTGATAAGTTTATTGTCATCGAAGCAGGTGAGACACACACTGGGGATCCGAAACCCTTTAATTTTGATCATGAAAGATTCAAACCATACTCTGAAAAATTGATCTATGTTAAATTTGATAATTTTCAAGATGAAATAGACAAGTACGGAGAACTTCTTCTTGATTATGAATGTGTCAAGGATCGAGGACCTTACATGGAAACAGATGATTGGATAAGAGATCATTTCCAGGCTAACTATCTTTATAAAGTAATGCTTGATGATGGAGCCAAGGATGACGATATCGTTTATATTTCATGCCTTGATGAGATAATTAAAAAATCTGCCTTTGAAGAGGCACTAACTATATTTGCGGACAAGTCATATAATAAAAATGGCCTTCGACCGGTAATCTCATTCCATTGCAATTTATTTGTTTATAAATTCAATATTTTACATAAACATTGGTCCGAGCATGTAGCAGGCATAGTTACAGAGTTTGGTAATTTTAAAAAAGTTCTCCCTACTACATTAAGAGATCAAAATATGGCAACGCATCCGTTTATTAAAAACGGAGGGTGGCATTTTACATTCCTCGATGACACAGATGGAGAAAAGGTACTTACTAAACAAAAGAGCTGGGCACACTCCCGAGATAGATATTTTGGAGATAATCTAAAATACGATCATATGACTGTGTACGAAGCACTTGAAAGAATGTTTAGAGATTATCCACATAAGATTGTTGATCCTACTTCTGAAACTCATCCTTCCTATATTCTAGAAAATTTAGAAAAATATCAAAAATTTATATACAAAGAATTAATAACTAATATTGATTCCTGTTCAGTATGTGGCAGCAAAAATCTCAACAAACACAGAGCAACAATGGATCGATGGACACTAAATCGTTTCCTCAGATTAAATCCTCATACTCCAAAACCACAAGGATTTATTAATCATTGTCGAGATTGTGATTATGCTGGATTTAGTTATCGATTTAGTTTAAAATCTGAAGCAGATTACTATAAGGATTATATGGATGGAGAATATCTTGAAAGTCGTGCTCAATCCGAAGGTCCTGGAATTATAAATTTTTCTCAATGGTATCATGGAGAAGAAAATGTCAACCAATGTCGTAACAATCGAGAACAGATTATCGGCCGATATCTTGATATTAAATCAATCACCAGTGTATTAGATTTTGGTGGAGATACGGGACTAATGATTCCAAATGCATTTCAAAATTGCAAAAAGTATGTCTACGAAGTTGAAGAAAGAGAAAGAGAAATAGATGTTGAACCGATCAAAGATCAAAAAGTTGATTTGGTTATTTGCACTCATGTATTAGAACATGTTAGTGACATTAACAATTCGATGCAGAATATTAAAAAGTTTTTAAAACCCGACGGGTATCTTTATGTAGAAGTTCCTAAAGAATTTTCTAAACATTTTGATGGTGAATATAATTTTTATGAGCACATAAATCTTTTTACAGAAACTGGATTAACAAATCTTTTATCAAAGCACGGGTTCGAGACTTCGCCAGTTGAAACAATAAATTATATAGAACCCATGACTACTAGTATTGGGATTATTGGAAAATTAATAGATGGGGATAAATGAATTGAAAAAAATTGTATATGTAACCGGATGTCTGGGTTTTATTGGAGTTCACGTTACCCGTAAGTGTTTAGAAAAAGGATGGTATGTAATAGGAGTAGATAAATTTACATATGCTAGTAATGAAAATTTTCTAGATGAATTTAACTCCAATTCTAATTTTAAATTTATTAAATCAGATATCAATGATCTTGATAGATTATATGATTGTGATTATGTAATTAATACTGCTGCTGAAACTCACGTAGACAATAGTATTGTTTCTAGTGATGTTTTTTTGAAAAGTAATGTAAACGGAGTTCACCATCTGTTGAAATTAATCAAAGAAAAAAGTCATTTCAAAATGCCCACGCTGCTGCATTTTTCAACAGATGAAGTATATGGCGATATAGCGGAAGGAAGTCATTCAGAAAGCGATCTTCTTAAACCTAGTAATCCATATAGTGCCACCAAAGCAGCAGCAGACATGCTGATATTAGCCTGGGCAAGGACTTTCAAGATTCCTTATATTATTGTGAGACCTACTAACAATTATGGTATAGGCCAGTATGTTGAAAAACTTATACCTAAATCGATCAAATATCTAAGTATCGGAAGAAAGATCGATCTTCATGATAAGGGCTTGCCGATCAGAACATGGCTGCATGCCGACGACACTGCCGAGGCTATTATAACAATTATTAACAGTGGAGTTGTTAATGAGATTTTTAATATTTCCGGAAATTTTGAATTACAAAATATTGATGTGGTTAAAAAAATTCTTAAGTTGTTCAACGGTGATACTAATGTACAAGAGTATGTAATTGACTCGGCTAGACACGGACAAGATGTTCGATACTCCATTGATGATATCAAATTACAAAAACTAGGTTGGAAAACAAAAGCCGACTTTGATAATGAATTGGAAAAAATTGTAGAATATTATAAAAAGAACTTTGTTTGGTAATCTATGAACAAACTTATTATTTTTGATCTAGACGGTGTATTAATCAACAGTGACCTTTTACACTATCGTGCATTAAACTCGGCATTAGAAAATTTAGATCCTAGATTCGTTATAAGTGAAGAGGAAAATTTTAAAATTTATCGAGAACTTAATACTGATAAGAAATTAGAATTATTAGAAAAAAATAAAGGGCTACCGAGGGATCAATTTGAAACAGTTTGGAAAAACAAACAGAAGTTAACTCTCGAATATATTAAGCAGTTGCCTAGAGACGATAAGTTAATTGATATTTGTCAGAGATTAAAAAATTTAAATTATAATATTTCAGTTGCTACAAATAGCATTCGTCAGTCTGCAAGATTGGCGATGTTACATATCGGAATTATTGAATATGTTGACAGTTGGTATACTAGTCAGGACGTAGTATATCCTAAGCCATATCCGGAAGTATATTGGAAATGCATGATTTCGCAAAAATCAATCCCTTCAAATACTATAATTATAGAGGATAGTTCTATAGGTCGACAAGGGGTCTTAAATAGCGGAGCACATCTTTGTGCAGTAGAAGGCACATGGGATGTTACTTGGGATAAAATTTTTAATAAAATTTTAGAAGTAGAAATTTAACAAATTAAGATCTTACAAGATCATAAAAAGGATTTCTATTACTGTTGTGTGTACCTTCAAACAAAAACTTTATATTAGGCAATCCTATTAATGCTGATAGGTGCCTATATACTGGATGAAGATCTGGTCCGTCTCTATACGGTGTTTGGTGCTCTCTCGTGATAGATTCTATAAAACTTGCCAAATATTTTTTTGGAAAACCGTATAATACGTCCCCGGTGAATTGATCGTTAGTCCAATGGGGTTCTATTTCTCTAAAAATAAAGTTAAATTTATCGTAATCAAAATACCATTCTTCGACTCTCGAATTAAAATGAATATCAAATCTAGTACTAACAATAAAGTCAAGATCTTCTGTGATTAGTTGTTTCATACTTTCGATATAGGTAGTTCTCTGATGAGCACCTTCAAACGGTAGTATTAAACTTTTCTTAGGTTTATAAAAATCTAATAGTTCAGGTAAAGAAGAATGATTGTAGGTTGCGACGTATACACTTACATCATTTGATTTAGCAAACGAATTTATTAAATTTTGATTTAGATTGTCTTTGTTTAATCTCCAGTCTCGATTAACTGCCTCGGGGATATTTAAAAAAGATATCCCAGTTAATACTATTCCTACTTTCATATTATAATCCTATCCATTATATATGTATTTTTAAATATTTATTTCCTCTGTAAATAGTAGCATACAGGAGTGAAACTACCATGGATTTTTTAAAATTAGTATCCGAAGTAGGGTTTCCTATTGCAGCAGCACTGGCCGCAGGATATTTTGTTTTTCTTACACTAAAATTTATATTGGCTGGAGTTACTTCTAGTGTCAACGGAATGGGCAGCATTATTAAGGGATTAGATGCAAGGGTTGATACTATGACCAATCAACTTCAACGTATTGATGTCAAGGTTAGTCATGCTCTGGGACTACAACCAGATTATGATCGAATTAGTCGTGCAGAACAAATAGACCAAAGGAAAGACTAATATGGAAAACATTGCAGATCTTATTAATAAGTATGGTTTTCCAATTATTGCTGCAGGTGGACTTGGTTATTTTGTATATTATGTGTGGGGGTGGGTAACCAAAGAAGTTAAGCCTGTAATTAGCCAGGCTAATAGTACACTGATTGCTCTTATTGATCGCATTCGTATGTTAGATAATGACATGATAAGATTGAATCAAAAGGTAGAAACTGTTCTACAACTTCGAGGTAAAACTATCGAAAAAGAGCGTATTATTGCTGATGAACAGATTAATAGTATGCCAAAAACCGATGAAGAAAAAGAAGCCGCCGGCGGATCTGGTTAAATACTAGATGCTAACAATTCTATCAACACTGGTGATGACACACATCACTATTATCTCAGTTACACTCTATCTCCATAGAAGCCAGGCTCATAGAGGGGTTGAATTCCATCCTATTTTGAGTCATTTTATGAGAGCATGGTTATGGTTAACCACAGGAATGATCACTAAACAATGGGTGGCTATACATCGTAAGCACCATAAAGATACTGACATTTCCGGAGATCCCCATAGCCCTCATGTGTATGGTATTTGGAATATTCTTCTCAAAGGTGTTCGATATTATCATCTAGCAGGAAAAAACTCCAAGATGATCATGAATTTTGGAAAGGGAACTCCTGATGATTGGATAGAAAGAAACGTTTATACCCCATATCCACACCTAGGCATTGCCTTAATGTTGATCTTGGATCTTGTTCTTTTTGGATGGTGGGGCATTTTAGTTTGGTCAGTTCAAATGATTTGGATTCCTTTTTGGGCGGCCGGAGTAATTAACGGGTTAGGACACTGGTGGGGATATAGGAACACCAATACCGATGATCGGTCTACTAATATAATTCCCTGGGGTATAATAATCGGAGGAGAAGAGTTACACAATAATCATCATGCCGATCCGGCCAGTGCTAAACTTAGCCATAAATGGTGGGAATTTGACATTGGCTGGATATACCTACGTATATTTGAATTCCTTGGACTGGCAAAAATAAAATTGTAATTGGATTGTAACATAAAAAAGATTAAATAAAGTAGATTGCATAACCAACTCGGGGAAAATAATATGTCAAGAGTGCTCTTTATTCTTAAGCGTAGAGAAGACTATAGTGCCATTGTACATTCTCATATAGGACTTAGTACAGGTCTTTATAATTCAGCAAGTTTTGTTAATGATATGTTAAACAATATCGGAATCGACTCAAAACTAATTGTGGTCAAAGATAATAACGATATTGACAGAGAAGTTACAGCATTTCGCCCTACTCATGTAATTATTGAAGCACTATGGGTTGTTCCTACTAAATTTGAAATACTACAGAGACTTCATCCAAAAGTAAAATGGATCATAAGACTGCATAGCGAAACACCATTTATGGCCGGCGAAGGTATGGCTATGGATTGGCTAGGTGATTATAGTAGGTTTAAAAATATAGTTTTAGCCTGCAATGCTCCGAGATTTTTAAGAGAAGTCAGACTGTATTTGCAGCATTTAAATAATTGGGATAAAAAAACTACTAATCAAAAGGTGATTTATTTGCCAAATTTTTATCCGCAAGATTATGTAAAAAAATCATTTAATCGAAACAAGGATACTATAGACATTGGCTGTTTCGGTGCCGTTCGACCACTAAAAAATCACATGGTTCAAATATTTGCTGCATTGGATTTTGCAGAAAGAATCGGTAAAAAATTAAGATTTCACATTAATGCTGGCCGTATTGAAATGCAGGGACAGCCTGTTCTTAATAATATTCGAGGGTTTTTCCAACAGATACACGGTTCAGGACACGAATTAATAAATCATCAATGGTGTCCTAGAGAAGATTTCCTTAAGATATGTGCCAGTATGGATATAGGTCTACAAGTAAGTTTTAGTGAAACATTCAATATAGTAGGTGCAGATATTATTTCTCAAGGTGTACCGTTAGTAGGCAGTAAAGAAATTCCCTGGGCTATACCAGTATTCAATGCAGATCCAACTGACAGTAAAAATATTTCAAATAAACTGATGATGGCTTATAAATTTCCAAGGTTAAATATATGGGCACACCAAATAAGCCTAAAAAATTATACCGATAAAACATTAGACGTTTGGTTTGACTACTTTAATACAAAGGACTAATAATATGTCAGATCATAAAAATAAAAAAAACGATCACGATCACGATCGAGGGCATCATAAGCAAGAACAGGGCGACAATAGAGAAAAGTTCAGACTAAGAACTCAGGTTTGGAAGAATGGGGTTTTGACCACTGAAGAATATTGGGTTGAGTCTTTTTTAGAAGCAAAAAATTTTGCATCAATGCGGTCAAAAAAAGTTCATCTTGTTAAGATTTACAATGACGAAGGGGAGTTAGTACACCAAGAAAATTATACTCCTCAACAAGAAACCTATGCTTGAAATGCTTTTGACAGATCTTTTGGCAGCATAGACTCTAGGTTGCCCATTAGAAACGAAGGCCAGAAATAGCAAAGTAAAACTACTCTAGTGTATTCGTCTAACCACGGTCCATATACTTCTTCAAGAATGTCATTCATCAGCGTCATCTGTATGCCCTCTTATGGTTCCGGCAGCAGTAGGCTCTAATTGGACACAATTGTCATTTGCTGGAGTTTGTGTCTCACTACACACACGAAATGGTTTTTTTATTAAACTAGGTGGTGCTGATCCCGCAGGCGGCGGAGCAGGGATAGGCTTAATCATCATTGCAGGCGGCGGAGCAGGGATAGGCGGTTCGGGTTTTTTAAGGGGAATCTTAGGTTCTATGCTGTGCTCTGTTTGTGCATAAACATTGCTCATTGCAATCAAACAAGATAAAAATAAAATTCTACTTACCGGTAGCATAATAAGTTCCATCCCAATCGTTGGGTAAATCCTTAACACGCATCTCTTCAATGCGCTCTAACCATATGTCGTAGTAGTGATCTAACCCGCCATTAAACGCACCTTTTAGTCCAGGGATTAAACTGGCTGCTAAATCCCAATTTTTTTCTCGATAGCAATTTAACATATTGTTGTGTACCTTCTTGCATCGGCGCCATTCGGCAGCATCGGAATCTTTGGGATTATAAAATACCGTATAGATGTCTACACCCTGTTTCTTACCCTTGACAGCAATTTTATCTAAGTGTACTGTGAAATATGTATCACCTAATCGTTCTGCTGTAATAGGACCTAGAACGATATCTACACCGTAGTTCTTGCTTTGACCTTCTAGTCTGGAAGCAAGATTGACCGCATCTCCAAGACAAGTATAGTCAAACCTTTGTTCGCTACCCATGTTACCAACCACAACAACCCCAGTATTAATGCCAAGGCCCATGCCAAAGGCAGGAATACCTTCCTTGCTAATTTCTTCATTAAAACTCCTTAAATCTACAAGCATTTCCAATGCTGCTTTAACTGCATCTTTACAGTGTTGTGTTTCGTCCAATGGTGCATTCCAAAATGCCATCTGTGCGTCACCGATGTATTTGTCCAATGTGCCATCATTCTCTAGAATCCTGCGAGTCATCGCAGTCATATAACGATTCATAATTTTAGTCAGACCCTGTACATCTTTACCATAGTGCTCACTGATACTGGTAAACCCGCGTACATCTGTGAACATTATGCTTAGTTCTTTTTCTTCGCCGCCCAGTTTTAATAAACTAGGATCTTTGACCAACTTGGCCACTAGGTCTGGACTGAGATAACTTTGAAACTGTTTGCGTATCTGTTGTTTCTGTAAAAATTCACTGACAAACTTTACAGTATAGGCATGAGCATATACCAAACCAGTACCGCAAATAAACCACGTAATATCGACGAGGTAGTGGTACTGGGCGTATATATGTAGCACGATAAAATGACTAGCCCCAAGAACAGCAATAACTGGAATAAATGCATAAGTCCATCTCCCTAAAAATATCACTAAAAATCCAGCAACTAACAGGGACACGATCTCTCCCTGCTCTACCCATTCAGGCCGCTGTATTGTGGTACCTGACAACATTGTGCCAAGTACAGCAGCCTGAACATCCTGCGGCCACACTTCTCCACGAGCAGTCGCTATTGGATTAACCAATCCTGCTGCACTAACACCCACAATAACTATTTCACCATTGAAGGTTTCGGGCAGTTGAGCAAGACTATACTGTTTGGCCTGTTGACTCCAGTCAATCCAAATTCTTCCCAGCGCATCTGTGGTAATTTTTCCAAACTTGGGAACACGTACAGCATCTACACCTTCATGACCGATTTTAACTTGAAAGGCATTATCGCCAGCAGCCACACGTAGAGTTTCTAGTGCTAGGCTGGGATATAGTTTTTCCTGACTCATTATGATTAGGGGAGTTCGGCGAACTACTCCGTCAATCTCGGGAAAGGTGTTAACTATGCCTACCCCAGCCGCAGCCTGCTCCAGTCGTTCTACATTGGCAATTAATCCGGGATATTCTACAATCCTATCTGCAGGGTCTTGACCGACCACAGTGGCAAAGTGTTCTCGACTGGTGTTCTTTTGTTTAGTATGCCCCAGTGTAGGCAATACAACAGGATTTTTTTCTATTGTCAATGCTAATTCAGCATCTTTATTAAATCGATCTGGCTCGGGCATTAGCACATTGAATACAACTAGACCAGCACCTCGATCATAAAGGGTTCGAATAATTTTAGCATAGATATCTCGAGGAAATGGAAACTGACCGAATCGATCTAGTGTCTGTTCATCTATGTTTACTACATTAACTGGTATATCCTGTATAGGCTGACTAGTAACCAACTGATCAAAATAACGTAGCCTAACTGATTCAACAAAACTGGGATCTAGCACACGAATAATCAATACCAGCAACAGTGTTATTGCGGCCATCCAAGGATTGAGAAAAACTTTTTTCATATAGTTATTTATTGACCGCTCTGTGTTACTGACACTGAACAACCTGCAGAATTAGCACACTGTTGAATTAGACTGTAGTTTTGTCCAGTATTGCTTTGCTGATTGAGATTTAAGTTAGATGCACCGCCGGCATTGATCAAGGTTACATTGGCCTGGTGACTATTATTACCCTGTTGTGTAACAGTAGCAGAATGACCATTACCCGACAATGTTAACTCTAAAACATGTCCGGCGTTTCCACTTTGAGTAATATTGAATGTGTTTGTATTTCCTGTAATCACTGCTGTAAAATTATGATAAGCAGAGGAATTAGCAGTTTGATTTACTGTACCATTATTGCTTATTCCAGTAATAGTTATATCGGTGGAGTTTTTTCCGGAGTTATGAACTGTTTGTTCTATAGTGATAGAATTATCAGCACTGCCGGGTCTTTGATCTATATAGACAGAATTGTCTGCTGCTAAACAGATCTGTGAAAACATAAGAATTAAAAGTAAAATATGTTTCATCTATATGTTTGATTAACTACAATTCTGCCTACGGGTTTATCAAGGCCAAAAGAATAACTGTTAGTTTCTGAATTCTGTGTAACAATTATTTCTGCTCGATTAGATGCAGGAACTACAATATTTACATAATTTTTGAGACTAGGACTTAGTACTTCGTATAACCAGCCGATCTGTTGTTGTTCTGATCGATCTTTCCAGAGAGAATATAGATATGGAATACCTGTGCTGATTGCGGTAATCTTTTCTTCACCGGCAGGAGGTTCGATTATGATCTCGGTCTGTTCCTGCTTTGGCTGTGCGTTAGAGTTTGCCGCTGCCGATTTTTCTTGCTCTTCAGAATCTTTGTTTCCTTGGTCTTTTCGATATCCTGTCTTATCAGCAGCAGATCTAGCAGCAGACACAATACTAACTCCTCCTGTAGTCTTTGGAGGTATTATCTGCAGATTATTTCCTATCGGGGAATTAATAAGATTAACTATCATGGGAGGACTGGGTTCCGCTCCTAAAGTCTCAACGATAGTCGCCTGGAATGCCTGATTCATATTAACCATTTTAAATCCGCTCTCTACATCAATCTCCCCAGTTCCACATTTTACATCATCTTCGCAGTTAGGCATTAATATGATCATACTAGAACCAATTTCGTTAACACTCATGATAAAATCAGTGCCTCGTACCGCGATGGCTGCTGTAGGTGTTTTAATGTTTACTGATTTAGGATCGTTATGTGCGATAGCACCACTAACATAACGAACTGTGCCGCTGGCTGCTTTTAGGTTCAGTTTGCCCGAGTTGCTTTTAGGATCATAGACGAAATCATCAATAACTAGGCTACTATTCTCTGTTACAGATACTGTGGTATTATCTTTGAATGTTATTTTTACCTTACCGTTTTTTGTTTCTACTTTATCGTTGAGTGCTACTACTGTACCGTTAACTAGTGTTATAGTTTCTCGACCTCGTTTGATTATGGCCGTGCCTAAAAGATCAGTAACTGAGCCGATATCGGCCCAAGCCCAGTTACTGATCAATAGTAAAACTATAGTAAGCCATTTCACAGATATTCCTTAGTTTTTCTGTAAAATATTAAATGATCCACCTGTGGCCACAGACTTGATATTGACCACATTGTCAATATTACCGCTTTGCTGTATATTGTAGATAGCACCGGTTCCATTTTGATCAATAAGAATGCTCGATCCGCTTGCACCTGTGCTGTTCTGTTTTAGATTAAAAGTGTTGTCGTTTCCTAAAACTGTAATAGTTTGACTTTGGTTGTTGCCTAATGCGTCAACAATGAAAATATTGCCATTTCCAGCAACATCGATAGAGCTGCGTAGCGAATCACCTGTACCGCGAAATTGTAAACTGTTGCTATTACCGTCAAATTTCCAATTTAGATTAGCGTCTTTACATCCAGAAAGATTAGTGATCCCATCGCTGGCAGTACCCGACCCGCAAGCAGCGTCAACTGAATTACTATTTCCTAACTGTCGAATAGTAACAGTGGCCCCTACAGTCTCGCCTACACTTGGATTAACTACCGAAAGGTCAATTTGATTGTTAGTACCTTCTTGAATAGTGACTACCTTTTGATCAGCACCTCTAAGATACATAGGGCGGTTAATATTGCCCACTCGATTACCTGATCCGTCCTGTGTTATATTAACATCGGGATTAATACCGCTTTGATCAATAAACACACGATTTGTTGATTGACTGGCTAGTGCTGCTGCAGCATTTGGACTAACTGTTACTGTACTAGGTACAGCAGGAGCAATTGGGGCTGCAACCTGAGTCTGTGCACTTGCTGAAAATGCTATTCCTAATGCTAATGCTAATACTATTTTTTTCATTACTTACTCCTAGTGTTATTTTGAATAGTTTTCCATAAACCTGTTTTTTCTCCGCTACTGATCAATTCTAAAACGGCCTGTTCAATAGCAGATCTTAATGCGTATGTAGTCGGCTCGTTGTATGTTTGGCCGCTGTCAAATTCAAAGGCACGAGTTGCCTGATTAAAAAACTTCATTACTGTTAAACTTTCTGCTGTACTCAAAAGATTTTTTTCAACTGTTACAGTGGTCAAAACTTCTCCAGTTTGAACGCTGATTAATCTTAGACTGATCACTACAAGATCTTGTGTATACTGTGTGCTTGGGCCTATACCTAACCATCGAGCCCCAGTACCTCCAGTTCGAGTATTAGTATTATAGTCGATGATACCACCGTCTAATATCACGCCAGCCAGTGTAAGCGGGGGTAATGCCTTGGCATTAGCACCATCATAGATTTCTCTAGTCTGTTTGATCATCTGCCGTTCTTTTAGTAGATTATCCAGGCCCACTCTTTCTACTACAGTAAACCATTGGCGGTTTCCTACTTCTTGTAAACTTCTAATCAAATACGACTCGGCACCTTGAGTGACGGCCGTTGAAAATAAACTTAGATTAGCGGACGGCTTACGCTGTCCTGTTAGATCTTTAAACCCATAAACCGCAATTGCTATAGGAGGGCCTGCAGGCCTAGGAGCACGAGAAAATTCTCTAGATATAGTTGTCGAAACTACAGGCTGATCAGTAATTGATATTTCCTGCAAAGGTCGTACAGTGTTACATCCGATTAACATAAATGACATCAAAGAAGTTAGTAAAAGTTTTGATAGTTTCATTTATAGTCCTTAAAATGCAAAACTTGCGATAGGTACTCGCATTGTGGTTATTGTGCCTTTTGCATCCACCACTGTTAATGTAACTTCGTTGTTATTCTTGAGCCAGGTCACGGTATTTCCGTCTAGTGTAAATGTTCCAGTAGTAGGTCCTATACAACCTGGAATTGTACCTTGAGCATTTTTACAATCATTTCGAAATAGGCTATCAGTTAATTGGTTAGCCAGTTGTGCATATACTTGCCCTTGAAAAAGATTGAAAAATCTATTCAATGGTGTGTTTTGTGCTTCAGATAATGCCCGTGCTTCGTCAGATTTTTTCTGAGATTCAATCGCATCTTTACGGTTTTTTTCAATACTGTCAATGGTTAGAACATGGCTGCTCCAGCCCTGGCCATTGAAAGATGGACTTTTAAATTGGTGGACAAGTTCTGCATGTAGTGGTGCAGAACTTGAAATAAGAATAAATCCCACCATTGCTGCTAGAGTTTTGATCATTGTTCGCTCCGATGTATTCTCCTTAAATATTTAAGAAGAACTGCGAACTGGTTAAGTCAGTAGATTACACCAAAAGATAACCAATTATCAAAATATAGCACAATTGATGAGACAGTTGATCTAGACCAAATTCTGCCCAATAGACCGGTTTGGTATTATCCTTACAGCCATAGCGCACTTTGATCCAATCAATATGATAGTGAGCAATTCCTTCGAGTAATGCTATCCATAATATAGTTAAAGGAGCAACAGGATGCCAAATTGAAAATAGAAACAAAGCAACTAAAGTAGCAGTAATGTGATCCATTGTATGACTGATTCCCACTAGATCACGATAAATGCCCTTACGCACAGTTTGAGCATATGTCTGTATCATGAAATCTGCATAACAATGTTTGATCTGCAGTAGCAACAGTAATGTTAATATTTCCATTATTTTAGTTTATTACATTGGTATTTATATAAAAAAAGCCCCAAAAGGGGCTTTTTTATACTATTAATTAACCTCCGATGCAAGAACCTGTGCTTTTGTTTTCAGGCTTGCTGCAAAAATCATCGCTGGACTTGCCACAAGCTGTGATTGCAAACGCGGTAACTAATGATGCTAATACTAGAATTAATTTTTTCATGATTGAGATCTCCTTTTAATATTAATTATTTAACAAAATTTTAACAATTGATGCAAATCTATTTATAATTATCGTTGTTCGTAATCTATCTTCATTCCGCCGCATTCTGGGCACATGAAGTCATCGGGTAGATCTTCCCATTTACCTTCAGTCTCTTCATCGTGGACATGATCGCAAATAACACATACATATTCCGGTTTCATCATAGCCCTCCTAGTACTTGTTTATATGCATTAGCATGACGCTCTTCAACTCTCTTGAGTGCTGAAAAACGCTTTTCTGCTTTGTTCAAAACGTCCATGAACTGAGCAGCATGTTCTTGGCTTTCTTGAATTTGTTCCTTGGCAATTTGTGCGGCATGATGCAGTCCTTCGGTTTCGGCAATGGCCTGGAACTGCGGATACATTTCTGTGAACTCGTAAGTCTCGCCATCAATAGCCATTTGCAGGCATTCTTTAGTTGAAGGCTTGCCAACTAGCAGTTCTAGATGTCCCCATGCATGTAGCAGTTCTTGATCGGCGGTATGCTCAAAATGTTTAGCAACTTCTTCAAATCCTTCTGCTCGAGCAATACGGGCAAAATAACGATATTTGACATGTGCCTGGCTTTCACCGGCCAGTGCACTTTCAAGATTTTTAATTGTAACAGACATTTTCTCTCCTTATGTGTGTGTTCTGTTTTTTTATTTAGGCATGATAAAATCAATTTGGGACTTCACCAGATACAGTAAATCGATGCCCGTATCGATTGTTTGGATAATAATCCCAAATAGCATAATGTTGAGTACATCTATTGTCCCAAATCGCCAAAGACCCCGGCTTCCATGAAAATCTACACTTAAAATCATCAAGTTCGATATGTCGATATAACATTTGTAGAATTGCATCACTTTCTGGAGGGGACAAACCTTCAATATACGTAGTAAAAAGTCTATTAACAAAAAGAGATTTCTTTTTTGTTATAGGATGAGTCCTAACAACGGGATGAGAAAAAGAAAAATCTGGTTGATCTTTATCTGGTTCGTGAGCACCTTGAGTTGAATGCAATGCCCTTAACCCAATAAGCATTTTTTGAATTGGTTCAGATAAAGTCTCCCATGCTGCATATGTACTAGAAAAAACTGTATCACCTCCGAGTTCGGGTGATTCATACATTAGAAGCAATGAGATCGACGGAGGCTGTGCAGAAGCAGAAACATCACTATGCCAAATCCTCCCTGGGACAGTTAGTTTATTCTCATTTGGTTTAATCGGGAAAATATCTCGATGGTCTTTCATTTTGTAAAAGGGATGAACATATAATTCTCCAAATCGTCTAGAAAATTCTCTATGCTGATCTATATTTAGATGCTGATCTCGAAAGAAAATTACCAGATGATCAGTGATTGCTTGAGTAATTTCATTAAATTGCTCATCGCTTATATTCATTGACAGATCGATGTTATCTATTTCTGCTCCGATCACAGGAGTTAACGGGGTTACTTTGATTTTTTTGTATGTCGAATACGATTTAGATATTTTAATTAGACGATTATGATCTAAATAATGATTCATGAATTATATATCTAAAGATATTGATGATTGATGTTATACGAATTTCTTAAAAGGCCCATATGGGCCTTTTAATCTTTTAAAAATCAAAAAGACTTAGCGACAGAGACTACAAATGTATTTTTATACAGTTTCTCGCCGGAAACAGTATTAAATCCATCAAAACTAGATCCCTTGTTTTGATTGGTATAAAAATGTCCTCCAATCATCCAACTATTTAAATCATAAGTAGCACCGATCTTGATGTCGGTGTAATTAAGACTGCCGTTGTTTTTAATATCAGTGCGACCGATATGAAAGTTCCCTACGATTTTGTTCGTTAAGGGATAGTTTACATCACCTTGATAGTACATTGTACCTTTACTATTGGCAATGCCAAAGTAATCACCGAGTGCGTAACTGATTTTACCGGTTACTGGACCAAAAGAAACTCCTGCATACAGTTCGTTGGTATTAAAAGACGGCCCACCAGGATTAGATGCTTTGGAATACAGATAATTCATTGTGCCGACATCAACAGTAACACCTTTTGTAACTTCTTTTTTGAAACCTGCATAAAGATCGCTTTCAATTCCAGCCCCGCGGTTATAAAGTTCGCTGCTGACTGAACTATTCCAGTTACCGACATAGAGTCCGCTCGAATGAGCATAATCAACTCCGCCCTGAATCGCTAGTCCATTCTGTGTTTGACTAACACCACGGAATCGATAATCTGTTGTTAGACCGGCATTAGCGGTAAATTGAGCCTGAGCAGAAGATACACCTGCCATCATTAAAAGTGTAAAAAATAGTTTTTTCATTTAATTTCCTTTTTATATTTAGATATCCGAGAATAATTTCTCAGTCACGCTATATTATATAGCATTGTTTGTCGATAGGTCAACAAAAATAGAAAGTTTTTATAACAGTATTTATTGTTTTGGTTCAGGCCCCATGGGCTGTTGACTGACATTTAAGGCGGCCTGCTGATTTTGAACTCCGGGGGATAGTTGCTGTACTGGTTGTTGCGGAGAGATTGGCGGAACTTCTTTTTCCTCAGGTTTTTCTGGAGCTTTGTTTATTTTTTGTTGAACTTCTCTGACCATATCTAGCAGACTGTCTAATTCAAATACATGAATAATTCTGCCAGTCTGTTGTTTTGTAACTCTGGCATGAAATAAAGTTCTACCGGAATCTCTATCGTAAAAAGAAATATTCCCGCTGTCGTTTCCTGTTACATCTAGATTTATGTGTGCTGAAAGATTTTTAATTAGTTCGGGCTTTAATTTATTATATGTACCCGTTGTATCAAAATCAACATATATTATTTTTGTTTTTCCAGTTATAGAATTTATTAATTTAGAAAACAACTTCTGAATAAAAATTGTTTCTAAGGCGTCGTTGTCTCCTCTTAATTTTGTCGATAATAAATTAGCAGCATACGAATATAATTTTTTAACACTGTAAAAATTTCTATTTACAAGAGAAGCTCGATCCTTTGGTGAATAATCTTTAGGTATAACTTTTAAGAAATCAACTTCTTTCATCCCTGCTTCGGCTTCTTCGGCAGTTAATCCTAGAATATCAAAAAACTTAATATTACCTTCTTCAGTAGATCCACTGGCCTGATCATACCTAGAACTACCAGCCTTAACACTCATACTAAGATGCCTAAGTGGTTTGCCGTTCCGTGTTACTTCTACATCTGTTTTAGCCCCTTGTAGACCTTTTACTCGAATATCAATCGGGTCTCTTACGCCATTAGTTGAAAAGAACTTGTTATATTTTCTCACATCAGATTCTGTGTTAACATAATTAATTGCACTAGACAATCGACCCCATTCTGCATCACCAGGATTCATGTTTAATATTTTGTCTAGTGTCAGCTGTGTTAGTTCTAGTGTTAGCTCAAAACTGTCAGCAGATTCTCCAACTAAGTCTGCCACATTAGGTTGAGAAATCGAAATACTTATAGATTTTCTTCCTTTATTTTCGACCGGTGTTGCTTGTTTAAGCTCTTCTATTGTGTCTAGGACGTCGGAGGTGTCGATACTTTTTACTTGTCTATTAATAAATTTGGTATATATGGCTATTGCTACTAATCCTTCAACCACAGATCCTATTGTAGTTTTTCTACCAAATCCAGAATCTTTGTGTATTTCGGACCATTTTTTTCCTAGTAGGGTGTCTGGTAATAATTTTTCTAACTGGCTTGCTTCAATTTCCTCTTTACCCTTTTTGGATACAGTATATAAATTTAGAAGAGATTTTAATTCGTCGATTAAATTAGAGATCTCGTTTCCCGGAGTGCTGTCTGGCACCCCAAAATTAAATGGTCTCTTGGTTTTTTCATCGATAAAAGGTAGGTTGTTTTCTAGTCTATTAATTAGATCTTCCAATCGAGATTTAACATAAAAATCTCTTTTTGAAAGGTGTTTCTCTAATAAGAATTCTCGTGCTCTCATAATAGAATATTTATACCACTTCGGGGAATAAGATTTCGTTGACAAACTGATTCATAGTTGGTTCTTCTACGCCCATTGCAACCATGCTTTTTATCACATGTGGATTCTGTTTTTGATAATAACAATACCGGTTTTGTGCCATATGATAATCCGCACCTGCGGTCTGCGTATTACCTACGTTGGTCAAGTAGTAGTCTAGGCTGCGTAGTGCCATGTCGCACAATGCATCTAATTCAGCACCATCATTTACATTGCCTGCAGCGATCATGTGCGGAGTGAATATTTGCCGAGCCCAAACAGGTAATTCTCTGGGTTTGTTCCATTCTAACTGAGCAGACTCGGCAGCAAACCACTTGATCATAGGGTGATCGGGGTCTCCTGCAGCACTAAAATCATGAAACGCACCTGTGATTTTATTTGGGCCACATACCGCATCAAAGCCCCAAATTGGGCTAGGATCATTGAAATGTGCAAATACAGTGGAGTGCAGAATGTAGATTTTGTGTGTTTGCCTGTTATCTACAATCTCTACATGAGCCCTGCGGTATCGAGGGCTTGAGTATAAACTGTTATACCAGTTATAGTTATGTTCTGTACTTGAGTACTGTTCGCCGGATTGCTCGAACTTTAGTTCTATCTGTTCAGCCAACTGCTGTATCTTGTTCCAAACTGCTGTCATATTCCCTCATCATGCGTATAGCCCAATCAAAGGCTCTGTTTGCTTCTGCTCCCATGCTGTCATCCAACTTGGCTCGCATATTGGTCATAAGCGTAAGAGGATCGGCGAAATCTAAACTACTGTGCGGAGCGTTAACAATTTTCTTGATCATTTGCCCGCCATACAAATCACCCATGTGCCAAGTATACAAGTGAGCCATAACATCTTTAGTTTCGGTCAATGACAGCAAATAACTGTGATAGTCCAATACAGACTTTTTATGTAGATGTGTAAACGGTGCACCATTGAGCATTTGTTGATAGTCTTGCTGTAGTTTATAACCTCGACGAATATCTGGAAGATCGGTTAGTAATAACCTTGATCCTGCAATACCTTCTAGTACATGGTAGAACAAGGCCTTTTGATAAGTCCAATCTATCCATAGTTCAAAGGGCAGTGTTCTTGCAAACACTGCCTTCATGAATGGAGTGGTCTCTGCTAATTTGTGTTTTTCAGCGGTCAGTTCTTTTAGGCTCATTTCTTACCTCATTCTGATTCTATTTTAATTATCAAAGGCCAACCTTGATTACGAGCCAAACTTAGCGCGTCTGATCTTTTTTGTTCTGCAATTTCATAAGAGTATATCCCTGCTACGGCACTCCCTGTGTTATGAACTTTTAAGGTTAAGTCTACAGCAGAAGTTTCTGTATGTCTAAAAATAGATATCAAAAGAGAAATTACAAAATCTACGGGTGTAACATCGTCGTTACAGAGTATAACTTTATACTTTCCTGGATCTTTAAATTTATCTGTTGTGTTATTTTGTTTTTCTAGAGTAGGAGCAATAGTCATAATTTATTTTTAAAAGGGGGGGTATTTTCCCCCCTGAGTTATTTAACTCACTTGATAGTGATCAAACGAGGTTTTAGAGATTCCGGAACCTCACGAGTCAGTTTAACTCTTAGAATACCATTGATCATTTCGCCGTCGCCTACCACAATGTGTTCAGCGAGAGTAAAGGAACGCTCAAAATCTCGAGTAGCAAGACCTCGATGCAGATACTGCGTGGTATCTTCCTCTTTGGGTTTTTTCCCTTTAATGATCAATTGATCTTGATCCACTTGAACAGTAATATCCTCTCGATCAAAACCAGCAACGGCTACTTCGATTTCGAAAGTATTTTCGTCGTGTTTGATAACATTGTAGGGAGGATAATTGGTTGTTGAGTGCTGAAAGCGATTTTCAAAATCGTTGAAAATACGATCAAAACCAATAAGTGCTTTGTTTAATGAAGTTGTGTCAAAACGTGCAAGTTGATTCATTGTTTTTCTCCTTTAATAAGCAAGAATCATTTCGGGCACCGTGCCCATTGTAGAACCCTATCGGCGTCCTACAAATATATTTATACAAAATTTATTCAGGTTTGTCAAATATTTCACCGTCAATTTGATCAGCAACTGGATTCCCTCTCAGATTTAAATATTTTTCTGTGTATTCTTTTTTGCTCTGCTCCGCATCATAATTTTGAGCAGTTGCTTCTTTTATTTCTCCGTATAACGGATGCAGTAGTTTTTCTAATAGCCGATTGGCCATATCTTCGAGTACCTTATCTGTGTTTTCTCCTTGAGCAATACGCTGCATAGCATAACCGTGCTCATACATTCGAACACGTTTTGCCCAGGACTCGTAACTTTCATTTTCTAGTTTTTTCATACCTCAGTTTAACTTTAACAAAATTTGCCTAAAAAATCAAACGAATAAATATTTAAAAGGATGTTTGATCATGAATAAAATTAAGAAAGCGATATGGTTCACATTGGGGATAATATTTTTAGGTATTGCCTATATAGGAGTTATTACTCCAGGGATACCCTGGAGTACTCCCATTGTGATTGCAGCATTCTGTTTTAGTCGTAGCAGCGAGCGTATGCATAATTGGATCATGAATCATAAACTTTTCGGACCATTTTTACGCAACTGGGGAGAAAAGAGAGTATTTCCTACTGTTGGAAAATGGGCTATGTTTTTAACAATGGACTGTTCATTATTAATCATCTGGTTTACTACCTACAACTGGAAAGCAGTTGCAGGCACAGGAATCGTAATGTTTTTGGTTTCGCTTTGGGCTTGGAGATTTCCTGGAAGTTTAGATGAATGGCAACGAAGAACGGATTCAGGAGAAAAAATCGGTTGGTTCAAATGATTACTGTGTATGCAAATTAAGTTTTGCATACACATTTTGAACACCCACTGACTGTCGAATAGCATCCTGCAACGCATCATGTTTATTCTCTTTAGGCATATCGGGAGAAAATCCAATATCAAAAAGAGTGCGCGTATCACGAATCTGCCAATAATTCCATGGCAGTGATTTATTAAGTTGTCGATAGATGTTTTCTAGAATTACAATATCAAACGTAGCACCGTGGCTCCAAAACGCATCGCAGCCCCATGCAAATTTGTGAAATTGATCTAGAGCATCTACCAGTGAAATTCTACCTTCTTGGCTGAATGCTTCTTCCATAATTTCAATATCTTGCCTAGCCCACCAATCTAATGTATTTGGATCAATTTCTCTACCTAATTTATCTTGGTCATCGAGATCAATTTTAAAATAGAGAGATTTACTGTATCCGTTGCTATAAGGATCAAAGTGTACTGCACCAAGACTGAGAACTACAGCATTGGGACTAACCGCCATAGTCTCTAAATCTATCATACAATGACGCGGCATGCATTATACTCCGGCTTTTTGTTTAGTTTTTCTTTATTTGTCATTCAGATATTATACATCTGAATTAAAAATTAGTCAACTAAAAATTAGTACATTTTTTTGGGCAATTCTTGATCGCGTAGTTTTTTTAACCAACGGGCACGGGCTGCACCCTTTTTACGCTTTCTTACAGAAGTGGGTTTTTCATAAAACATCTTTTCTCGAAGAGTTTCTAAAATTCCAGAATCATCTACTTTCTGTTTAAATTTTCTTAAGGCTGTGTTAATGGGCATATCACCGACAATTACTTTATTGCCTAAAAGTGTGACCTTATTTGATTTGTTGTTGTTCATTTTTCTTCTTATCAAAAATCATCTCAGCAGTGTGGCCTTCGATGGTACCTTTACTTATCCGAATTGTTCTCAACCCCCGTTCAACTAGATTAACCGCATCGAATTGATAGGGAAGCAGGGTTTTTTCAATAATGTTTTTTAGACCACGAGCATTTGTTTTTAATTCTTTAGATTTAATAGCAATTGATTCTAAAGATTCTTGATCAAAAATTAATTCAATACCGTCTAATTCAAAAAGATATTTATACTGTCTAATTAGACTATTTTTTGTATCTTTAAGAACCTGAACCAATTGACCTACTGATAGTTCCTCAACATTAATGCATAGCCCGAATCTTCCTATAAATTCCGGAATGAGACCAAACTTGATAAGATCTTTAGTAGTTACTTCTTGATAAAATGACGAGGAATCAATATCAGATGTTATATTAGCACCAAACCCTATAGAACGGGCATTTTTTCTCTGCTGAACAATTTTATCTATGCCCACAAATGCACCACCGCAAATAAACAATATCCCTCGGGTATCGATCTCTTGCATATCAGAAGTAGGATGCTTCCTCTTACCAGAAATAGGAACTCGCATTATAGTTCCTTCGATCATTTTAAGAAGCCCTTGTTGAACTCCTTCTCCGCTAACATCTCGGGTAAGACTGACATTTTCACCTTTGCGGGCAATTTTATCAATTTCGTCGATGTACACAATTCCCCTACTGGCTTTTTCAATATCACCGTCCGCTTCGTTGATTAATCGAACTAATATACTTTCCACATCATCACCGACATATCCTGCTTCTGTAATTCCAGTAGCATCGCAAATAGCAAACGGTAGTTTCAGATAGTCTGCAATTTTGCGGGCCATCATAGTTTTACCACACCCAGTAGGCCCTAGCATGAGCACATTGGTTTTTTCTAATTCAATATCTTTGCTAGGATTGTTAATACGTTTGTAGTGTTGACTTACTGCCACACTGAGCGCGATTTTTGCTTCGTCTTGCCCGACTACATACTCATCTAGATAATCTTTAATCAATACCGGATTAAGTAATTTCTTATCACTAGGAAAGTTTTTGATTTTTTCATCTTTAAGAATGCTAACACAAAGATCAACACAATCATTGCAGATTGCTACATGTTCTCCTACAATCAGTTTTTCTACATCTTCTTTGCTTTTACTACAAAAATTGCAGATATGTTTAATATCAGTCCTTGACATCAAATGCCTTTTCTAAAAATAATTCAATATTAGTTATCCGATTTTGGTTTATATAATGATAAACTGCGGATTTATTTTCACTAACAGTTTTATAGAATGTATTTTTTTTACCAAGAATATATCCGCTCAATGCATCGGTTGTTTCTGTCGTATTGTCGGTATCAATAAATGTGTAATCACAGCGAGCAATTGCATGAAACAACCAAGTTAATTCTATTTCTTGATCGTAGAAATAGACATTGATATTTTCCTTGATTGAAGATCTAGATAACCATTCACTAACTGCTATTTGGTCTTGATCAGAAAGATGTATGAAAAGAATACTGTGCGAATCATTCTCAAAAATATCCGGTGGTGTGATTAATGTAATTTTTCCCTCCATTAAATTCTGGCCTTTACTTCTAGTAAAACATTCTTAGGAATATCAGTCATTTTAACTTTTCCAGATCTTACTAAATTTATCCATCGATTGATTTCAACATCTTGTCTTCGTTCTTCACTAACCTTAGTATACTCTTCTTGAGTAATAGTATTTGCTGCCGTATTAGTATTTTGCTGTTCTTCAAGAGAAATTTGATCAATCATGGGATCCAATGTAGGTTGATCCTGTTCTAATGATATATCCGGTTGAGGTGCAATTTCTTGTATTTGAGGATCTGTTCGAAATATTTCTTTATATTCATCTATTACTGCAGATTGTTGTGGTTCTGATTGATGATTTGTTTGTGAATTAATAGGCACAACGGGATTAAATGATAGCAAGTCTTCTCGAGTTCGAAAATTTTGAAAACTGGTCTGTGCTGCTAATAACAGAATAACAGCCAATGGATCAAAAACCATAATCAAAATAATAATTACCCAAGTTACCGCTTTTTCAAGAATTTCTGGGTTAGTTGAACCATAAAAGAATGCAGCGATATATTTAATAGGTCCTACTTCTGCTTCAACCTGCCGTAATTGTGCTGCCAGCGGTGCTCGCTCGGCATTAATTTCTGAAATTTTCTTTTGAGATTCGGAAATGTCTAACAATAACTTGGCTCGATCTTTTTGTTGACTCCTTCTAAGATTCACTGCTCGTTCTGCTCCTTTGGCATCTGAGGTCCTAGACATCAGTTGGTCCACGCCCAAATCATATTGTTTAAGGGTGTCTCGGGCTGCTTCAATATTATCACGTTCGACTCTAATTTGCTCGTCGAACAATGAGATTTTTGCAGCCACATCAGAACTAGGAACCCCTTGATCTATGTGTGCTTTGCTAAGGAATCCAAAAATTCCCATTGAAGTAATAGCCATTAGAATAGCAATTGAGGATAAAAGAGAAATTTTAAATACTAGCGGTGCTATTTTCCAATTCTGCTTGAGCCAAGCCGTAGCCACTAGTTTACCTACTTCTAGCACTACTCCCATAATAATTACCGGAATTGCAGCAGCGGCAAATATAGCAGTAAGTCCGGAAACTGAATAATAAATTGCTACTGCCGAAATCGACAGCCCGCTGATAAGCGCAAGATATGCTATAAATTTTTCATTAAAAGTAGTTTTCATAAATTAACCTCGACGCATGGTAGCCGAATCAATTGCCTGCTGTTGGTTAAAAATAGGCTGTAGGCAACTCTTATGCATAACGGCGATGCCGACTAGATTTTCTCCGGTATAGTGAGGTGTCTGTTTGACTGTGACGGCACCTTTAACACCGGAATCTAGGCTAGGAGGACGGGGCCCAGTTTCTCTACGATAAACATTTGGTTGAGTATCGTAGGGTATAGCAGCAGGTTTTTTCTTTTTACTATCTTGCCCGATGCCCCATTTCTTTTGAAGAAATTTCCATTCTTCTTCGAGTTCTCTGGCTTTTCGAGCTTCATCAGCATTTCGAAACTTTTTCTTGCCACGATACTTACCGTTTAGAGAAAGACTAGGGTGGTGAAGATGCATACTCACAAGTAGACTCCGAAAGTTATAAAGTTTAATTATATAACATTTTAAGATAAAATAAAACTCTTTTATTATCACGTTCAATAAACAATATTCAATGATAATTTAATAAATTTATGACAAAAAAGAAAGGCTCCGAAGAGCCTTTCATACTGGTTACGAGCATCCAGCACCACTCTATCTTTGTGGTCGTTTTAAAAATCTAAATGTTTTTATCAAGTAAATTGTCTCGGAAGATACGCCATGCCTGTTCCCAACTCCATCGATTACTACCTTGCCAAACCTTTCTACGATCTAACATTAGGGAATCTTTGACTGCTTGTTTTAAATCTTCGTTCATACAGCCTGTAATACCTTCATCTACAACATCTTCGGGCCCTTGACAAGGATAAGCCGCCACAGGCGTGCCGCAGGCCATAGATTCAATCATCACTATACCAAATGTTTCCCATCGGCTGGGAAATACAAACACATCTGCTGATCTATAATAGTTTGCCAGATCCGATCCTGTTTTAAATCCCACAAATTCAACATCGGGATATTTCTTTTCGTAGATTTTTCGCATAGGTCCATCGCCTACCATAATTTTCTTTGCGCCCGGATAATCTAATTCAAAAAAATCTTCTAGGTTCTTTTCTTTGCTCACACGACTAACACAGACTAGTACAGGATATTTTGTATCTGCACTAGATTCTTTGTCAAAGTTTGGATAAAATATTTCTCGATCCACGCCGCGCGTCCAAGAAATGACTTCGCCACTGAATCCGTGAGCACGTAATTCTGCTACCATTGAGTCTGTGGTAGTAAGCACCTTGCCGCTATGCTTATGAAACCATCGAACAAACAACCAGGTTAGGCTCTCAGGAAAGCCAAACAATTTCTTTAACCCTTCGGGAAAACGAGTGTGATAAGCGGTATTATGAGGAATATCAGCCAATGAAAGATATGCTCGAGCCCACAGACCAAGAGGACCTTCGGTTGCGATATGTATATAATCCGGAGCAATCTCCTCGATCTTCTCCCCCATATGCCGCGGCCAGGCAAGTTTGACTTCGTTATATTTAGGGCAATCAACATAGCTGAACCACCCGGGATGAATAGTATGTACAGTATAACCATCGCGAATCGCATGCGGTTCAAGATTTTTGTAGGTCGTATTAACACCATTTATTTGATCCGGAAGATTATCTGTGATAATTAAGATTGTTTTCGTTCGCATTTACCTACTACCTTAAAACTATCAAATTTTAACTGAAATGTCATCGAATTCAAAGCCTGAACACAGGTCTGTTGATCCTGAAAGGTCATTTCAATTCTTCCCGGAATGTCGTTATGATTGTTGATGTTGACTGCTAACAGTATTAGTAACCACATTGTCTTGCTCCTCGGTCCATGTTATAATTTCCCACTGTCCATCCCAATGTTCGACCAAGGCTGTACAACTTTCTACCCAATCTCCATCATTCATATAAATTATACCATTGATCTCTTTAATTTCTGCATGATGTATATGGCCGCAAATCACACCATCAAACTTGCGTTTTTTTGCGTAATCACTAATGGTCTTTTCAAATTGAAACATAAAATCTACTGCTTTTTTAACTCGACGTTTTAGAAATTTACTCAGGCTCCAGTAACCAAATCCTAAACGATGTCGCATCCAATTAAATCTGCTATTTACACCTAAAATAAAATCGTAGGCTCGATCTCCAAGAAAACTGATCCAAGGAGCCAATCGCGTGATTCCATCAAAGAGATCGCCATGAACAACTAGATATTGTTTTCCATCCGCTGAATAATGAGTAGTCTGGTTGCAGATTTCTATTCTGCCAAAAGTAACATTATAGGGAATCATTGGACGTAGAAACTCGTCGTGATTGCCTGCTACATACACTACTCTGGTGCCTTGTTTGGCCTGTTTCAGTATGCAACGAATTACGTCTGTATGGCTCTGTTTCCACTTTAGTCTGTTCTGTTGAATTTTCCAAGCATCAATAATATCACCGACTAGGTATAGTGTTTCGCAATCATTATTTTTCAGAAAGGAAACCAGCTGCTCTGCTTTACAATCCTTGGTACCTAGATGAACATCTGAAATTGATATTGTTCGATACTTTTTTGTTTCTTTCATAATTGTATTTATCGCGACTTTTACGATATAGCATTACAATACAATTACAAATAGATGGGGCTATCAAAATAGCCCCATCTATGTATTAAATTTTAACCACGGTCCATCGAGGTGTAAATGCTTTTCCCTCGGCCTTACGTTTCAGTATCTTGGCGAACTCTTTTTTACGAAGTTCAGCAATTGTTTCTGTATCATGGTCGATGCAAGCCTTATACAACTTAGAAACCAACTTAGACTGTTTCATAAACTTGCCCTCCTTTAAACATTTATTTATTAAATTTTGTAAACTTATTTGTTACAATTAGATATTCAAATATTAATCAAAAAGAAAGGCCCCAAAGAGCCTTTCTGATCTATTTGGTAACAAGGTTGATCAAACCCCGCAGAGATCAGGCCGCTAGGCGTGTTTCTCCGAAATATGCATCGTTTGCATTTACTTGATTTGCTTCTACGGCCGGGTAATCCCAACCCTAACGGCTTCTGCTTTGCCGATTCTCCAAGTTCATACTGATCACCACGTCGAAACCAGGTCTCCCCCTCCAAAAACACACTCTGTCGCCGTTTTTGCTACGCTGGTAACGACCAAGACCTCAAAGAATGTGCTTTTGGTGGAGGAGGCGGGAATCGAACCCGCGTCCGCAATGCTTTTCTGTTCCCTTCACCGAATTCTTCTACTAATTCACCAAAAGCACACATAAAACTAAGATTTCGCATAGCTGCCTTAGTCTAACGGCTTCTGCTTTGCCGATTCTCCAGGTTCATACTGATCACCACGTCGAAACCTGGTCAGGCTCATCATAAAGAGATTTGATGTTCTTTTATGCTAATTACTCGCCAATTTAGTGATAAATTTCTAACTGCTTCTTCCATATCATTGGCTCTTACAATGGCTTTACAAACTTTGTCATCTTTTTCAAGTTCACATAAAAATGTTTTCTTCATAAAATCTCCTTATGGTGGAGTTGGCATCTCCATCAGAAGCACACATAAAACTAAGATTTCGCATAGCTGCCTTAGTCGCCTGCTATCGGCGTATGTGCTTCTGGTGAAGATGGCGGCATCCGAGAGCCGCGTCTTGCCCTTATACTTCTACCTTCAACGAATACTTTTATTTATTCACCATATTGGGTTGCCATCATGGTCCACTTCAATCCAAGTATGGTCTCCCAAAAACTTAACGCGGGCCAAATACTCGTAGTGATCAGGTGCACCTGTACTCCACTCTGTAGGACCCATATGACATAGTATAGTCTTTTCCCGTCTGGTGTCAACGGCCAACCAATAACAACTACCGTGATGAACTTGAAACTGATATTCCGCTGCGTAAACTTGATCTGTTACATCTAACCGACGTTTAATTTGAGCGGCCTGTTCTTGCAGCACTGAAACCAATTGCATAATTCGATCATACTCTTGGCGGGCATGTAATCTGGCCACATTGAGCATGACATCTTTCTGTTTGGTCACAGGGACCAGGTCAAACTTTGGGCCGCCTACTTCAACAGGATAAGGGGTGGAGTTTCTGTTAAAAAATTGCACCAAAGATCCCCCTGGTGCAATATCGAAACTATTTTGGCCTTTGGCTAAATTTGACCTGTCAGCCTCTTCTTCACTCATTAATTAATTCGAGTATAATTAAGCACATTACCTTGACCGTACATGCCTTCTGCGAGTAGTTTGGCTTCCCAATCATTGTTGGCATTAATCACAATATCAGCAGTTTGATACTGGTTAAGACGAACCCAAACTCGAAACTGGTACATAGCATTAGCCTTTTAAAGTAAGTTAATTTATTAGCCTATATGTATATTATACACAGAAATTTGGGCTGTGTCAATCGATATTTTACCAAAATTTGAGGGGATTTGTGAGTTTTGGCCCCCTCTACCTCCCGGTCTCTCACCATACTCAGTGCCATGCACATGCTCTCACAAATTCTTTTTAGCCATAAAAATTAGTTAAACCCGATGTATATCTGCCGCTGAGCATGGTCAATAGTTCACCTTTTTGTTTCTTTTTATTTCTATCGAAACTGACATGTATCCAAACTCCTCGATTGTTTCCATGTTCATAAATCATTTGATCAAATGGTAAATTATCTCTAATCCAATAAGCAATCAGTAAAGAGTCCGCTGCAGACTGTCCGAGCCATTGCATATCTACGGCCTGCCCACGCTCGTGTTGACTCGTGCTGTCACCTTTTCTAAATCCGCTATTGATCTGAAATCCAGGATATTTCTTTCGAATTGGTTCCAATTGAATTTCCGCAACTGCTTTAAGATTACATATGATATCCGCAACTGTGAGTCCGTGTTGTGCAACAATATTATGTTTGAAAAAGGCTCTAGTCGAAAGACTACCTATAGTATAATTAGTTGTTAACTGTTGGTTGTAATCGATCGGATCAGTTGCAAAAGATCCACAAACAGTGGGGGAGACTATTGGAGTAAGTTTAGTAGCAGTGGTATTATCAGTTGTTGCACCCTCAATTATCGGAGATGTATTATCTGGAATTCCATAGTTAACCACAGTACTATCCGGGTCATCGTGGGGGGCAAATGATCCAACTTCGTTAATAACATTTCCTGCATATTCAACAGTATACGGATTACTGGGAATATCTACGCCGTCAAAAGATCCGCCGGTGCCATTTGGTATGTCCCATAGTGCAACTGGTACATTGTTTACAAATACATTGGTACTTTTGTAAAGTTCCTGCACCCCGGGTAAAGTGTCGAACTTTCTTCCTACCGGTCGGCGAATAAATGGCATAAATGATCTCCTTTTAAATTACGTAGATATATTTACGCGAGTGCAATCCCAGTGGTACCTTGAACATATTGATCTGCTGCATCTTTTTTAGCAACTCCCATAGCAATGATATGTTGCATTTTAATAGTAATAATATCCGATCCATTTAAAAAAATAAATGGCATCATGCCCAGACCCTGTGCTCCCACAGTAACCATTAAGGGCTTATATATTTTTACTGCATCCGCAGTTTCTTCTTCTAGTCTAGCGATAATTTCTTCACCACTGATCAGTTTGATACTAACCGGTTCTCCGGCTTTCATAGGTTTTGATAATAGCATTTTTATCCTTTTCTATTTGCTAATTGATTAACATCTTGTTTTCTTCGAGCATTTTCTCTTTCAAGAAAACTAATTTGTCGATTCATTCGATTAATCTGATCCAACAGTTTTTTAACCTGCTGTTCCAGATTTGAAATTTTTTGATCTCGTGGATCAAGAGGCATTATCTACCTGTTCCTCAAAAAACTTTTTTAATTCTGTAAAACCACCGATCAATTGATCGTCAATAAAAATTTGTGGAACAGTTCTCGCTGTGGGCACAGATTCAAGCAATTGTTCTCGAGTATAACCATCTCCGATTTTACGTTCTTCAAACTCTATGCCTTTTTGTTTTAGCAGGGATTTGGCCTGATCACAAAAAGGACAATGATACTTACTCCAAATTACCGCTTTGGTCATAATTTATTCTCCTGTTTCAACTTCAACTACAACACCATCGCCTACTAATTCTTGAACAATATCTTCAAGGTTAGTGGCAAAGTCATTACCAATTAATCTTTCTGAATTGGCTACACTAGTTTTTTGTAATTTGCTTAATTTAATTATAATAATTTCTTCTTGTATTTTTGCCATATTTGTTCTCTCATAAATCTGGTAATTGATCATAATCTACAGCATCACTCATTACCCCAATAACATAATTGGTACTTTCGTTTTCCTGTAGAGCAGTTTGTTTTTTATTAATATTAACATGTTTGTTAAACCAAGGTATAGGGCTAGTTTTAGGATGATCTTCCAGATATTTAATTCCAATATCTTTAAGACGAGTAAATGCGGTATAGTCCACAAAGTCTTTTAATATTGTGGAATTTAATCCAATGACCACTCCCTTTTTAAACAAGTAATCTGCCCAACCTTTTTCTTCTTGAATCACTTCCATGTATAGTTTATAAACTTCGTCTGCACACTGTTCTTGTAATTTAGCAAAATCACTGTCATCCTTGACCACATTATTGATTAGCCAGGCTGTCCACTCTGTGTGCAGTAATTCATCTTGTAGAATAAGACTGATAATATTTCCATTACCAATATAGATCTTGTTTTCTACCATAGCCAGACTAGTGGCAAATGATACCATGAACCGTAGGGCCTCGAGAGCGTAGGATGCATGTAGGGCCATCCATATGGCTCGCTTGTGAAGAAATTCATCAACTTCTTGACCCAACTCTTTACGGCAGTTGAGAGTATGAAGATCTTCATAGTAGCGACCAATATTAGCAGCCATATTAACAATTTCAGCCGTGTCGTGAATTTTGTTGAACTCTTCTTTGGGCACACCATAAACATTCCTAATAATGTGACTGTAACTCTTTGAGTGAATGTTTGTCTCAAAAAAGTTCCAATTGCAGACCAGTGCTTCTAACTCAGGGATTGAAATCACTGGACTAAAAACTTGGCTAGGTGCGCGGCCTTGAATGCTGTCTAATGCAGTCTGACGTAGTAGATTACTGGTAAAGATATGTTTAATTGCTTCAGTGGCTTCTTTGTGATCCATCTTGTCTTTGGTGAGACTGATCTCTTCTGGAACCCAAAAGAAGCCACGGGCTAACTCTTCGAACTTTTGAATCTTAGGATATTTAACTTCTTCAAATCTTTGTACAGTTACCGGACCCTCTGGATCTAGAAACATTTTTCTTTTAAGATAATTAGTCTGCTTGCTGATGTCATACTGTGCTTTGCTCATTATTTTTTCTCTTTTCTGTTATACGGTCTGTTTGTTTTTCTAACATACGGATCAGCCCGGCCTGTGGCTCCATTAGCATTTGCACGTCTGGGTGTCAATTCTGCTGATCCTCTCCCTGCTACCCAACCCTCTGTTTTTAACTGTTCCAACTCATTCTTGTTAATCATCTTACTGACTAATCCGTTATTCACCCAAACTCTACCTTGCGACACACTAACTACTCCACAATTATCACCATGATATCTACTGTAATTGACCATATGTTTACCGGTTTTATTACATTTTTCACAGGTCCAAGTCTGATGAGCAGAGTGTGTTCCATTAGATAAACATTTATCCATCATTTTTCTTTGAAATTCTAAATTTTGAAATGGGTGAGTTCCGTTCTTGCTAGTTACTTGACTCCAGTGAGTTCCAGCTTTGGCACGAGCTAAATTTGAATTTCTAGAAATTTCACTTTTTTCCTGCTGGCTAACTTTCAATCTTTTTGCAACAGACCAAGCTGCACCCCAATCCTCTTGTTTTTTGTGTAAATTAAAATGTTCTTCTATGCTCAATGCTACTAGATTGGATATATCGTTGTTGGTGTAATTCCCGTCAATATGATGTATGTCGTAGGATCTTCCTTGTGAGTCTCTAGGTATCTCTCCATAATGTTGTTTATAAATTTTTATATATTCTCTGTTTCTCATATTATGCCTTCATTGCGATAAAGTATTTATCCTTTAAAGCATAAATGTAAAATTAGTATTTCCCGCTGGCTAAAATGATCTTGGCTATATGTTCGCACCTCTCGATATGTTCAAACGCCCGCCATGGACTTGTATCAATAGCAACTACTCCATGTCCTTTAATACCTACAATGTCATAAGCAATATTACCATCTCGATCTAACTTTAAATTCTTATGACACTCGTCAGCAAGCTCTTGACTGATGGGAGCTACGTCGCCCACGTTGGGTGCTACCCGAGTATAACGATTTAGTTCTGGGAACGCATCGCTGATCTTACTTAGGTCAATACCGGCATGCATGGCCGCAATACAGTAGGTTGGATGCACATGTACTACCACACGCACATCACCGCTATGTTGACCCATGCGCTTTTGTAATCCAAAATGTAAAGGAATCTCTCCACTGGGTCGTAGATTCTTGCTAATATCAGTATAATCTAACTCTGTCCAGTTCCAACGCTCCACAGGTTGGTACATGATACCAATCTTCTTGAACTGATCAGGTTGTAAGGTTTTCTTACGCACACCCGAAGGTGTGATAAAAAAATGATCACGGTCCTTCCATCGTATACTGGCATTACCATCACGAGCAGTAATCCAATTGCGGCGATAAGCCTCCTGAAATAATTCAGATATAGTTTCTAACATTTAAAATTTTTATCCTTTATAACTTACAGGCCAAACAATCCTCATCATCTGACTCAGCATATACTGTAACTGGTTGCAACTCTGACTGATTAGAAGTCTGTGTGTTTAACACATTTTTAGAACCTACTTTATCTATTAGTGAATAATATATAGTTTTAATTCCCCATCTATAGGCTAACATTAAATTCTTAGCAATCAAGGTTCCGGGAACTTTGCCATCTTTAAAATGTTTTGGCGAATAGAAAGTGTTGGTGCTTAGGCTTTGATCAATGTATGCGGCCAAAACCGCAGCAGTTTTCAAATAACCCACACAATCAGTTTGATCCCACATCAGTTGATAACGATTTTTCAGTCGACGATATTCTGGGACCACTTGAACAAACGATCCTGCCTTGCTTTCCTTAACCGAAATTAACTCCATGGGCATTTCAATGCCGTTGGTGCTGTTTAGTACCACACTGCTCGACTCCACAGGAGCCACTGCCATTAGTGTAGCATTACGAATTCCATATTGTTTCATACGCTCACGAAGTGGCTCCCAATCTAGACTAGGTGTGAAATCTGTTAGTTCGTTAACATTAGGATTTCTACGCTCCCAAGGAAATACTCCACGACCATAATAGGTATGCTCACTGCGAGCACAGGCACCACGTTCTTGAGCCAGTTCAACACTGGATTCAATTAAGTAGTGGGCCTGATGTTCCATCCAGCGTTTGACTTCAGCAAGACTATTCTCTTCACCGTACTTGAAGTTACGTCGAGCGTGCCAATAGGCTAAGTTGGTGATACCTACACCTAGTGGTTCAAAATCTTGATTGGCCAGTCGACTTTGTACTGATAAGAAATCTTGATAGTTGAGTAGATTGCTCAAACTGCGTACTAATACACGACAGGCTTTTCTCATATCCTGCGGGTTACGGAATGCACCCCAATTGATCGACCCTAAGGTACATAAGGCCACACGACCTTCTCTTCTGGTACATTCTTTTTTAATTATTTTCATAGTTTTCTTCCCTGCTTATAACCTTTGTTTTTTTGTAAAAAAATTATTATGTCTTCTTCTTTGATTCTTTTATTTTGTAAACCATCAGTAACCCACGCCCACGTCGATGATGATCTCGAAGCATATAGTCTTTGTGAAGGGCTTCGATAATATGGATCATATTCAATGCTATCTTCAGTTCCTAATTTTTCATTAACTAATCGAATTAGTTCTGAATGGTTTTTAATTCCTCGATTTTTTAACATTGTACTACTTATGTTCAATTTTTCTTTTAATAATTGATCAATTTCTTTTCTAAGTATATTGCTTCCTATTCTATTTTCATCTCTAACAAAATTATATAATTCTGTAATAATGTCCTCTTTTTTAATATTTGGTTTTGCGTTTCCATTATTCATTCCGGAACTTAATCTTTTTCTATTCGAACTCCAGTTTTCCATTTGAGATTTTGAATATTTGGATTTTGTATTTCCTCCTGAACCTCCGGGCGTCATATTATATCCATTTTTATAAGCGTCAAAATAATTTATATAATAAATTTCTTTTAATTTGGCTTCTTCTTCTGTTAACGATTCATCTATTTTTTCAGTTATTATACAATCGCTTCCGTATTTTCTAATGGCTCTGTGAAAATGAGTTTCGGATCCTTTCTTACTATCCTTAATATGTTCATTTAATCTTTCTTCAATATCTTTTTCTGTATAACCTATGTATTTTTTATTATTAATAGTATGGCAATAAATTTTATAATTTTTCATTTAGTATTTCTCCTTAATGTATTTAGTTAGAAATACTATTGCCCACCAATTATATTAATAAATTATCAATATCGTCATCCTCTGTTAATTCACGAACTTTTTTACGAGTACCGTCTTTTAATAAAACCATATGTTCTCCTAACAAGGTAATTTCTTCCCCATTGTCAAGGGTTAGTTTAAATTCTCCTTCATCAGTTAAACTTTGAAAAGGGTAAGTTGGTAAAAGTATCTCGGCACACAAATTCGATTGATATATCGGGTCCACTGTGGTGTCAAATGGTCCTTGATTGATCACATTGTCGATGTTAACTAGATAAATTCGCCCAGTATCAGTACGTTCTTTAAGAATACCATTTTTAAATATTTCACTTGCTGATACAACTTTCTTTTTCTTTGTCTTATCTTGTTCGTATTGCAGGTATAGTTTTTCAAACTCTGCAGTATTTCGATAGTATGCTTCGTATAGATCAGGCACATCATGCGGATCAAACAGTGTAATGTTTTCGCCGTTTTTGTAACGACGCCAAAACAGAGCATTGACTACCACACTGTAATCCATCTGCCGAACACGAGTCTCCTCTGTGCCTTGATTGTTTTTAAGCACAATAAGATCTTCAAACTGATAATGCCATACAGGAAAGGTAACTGTGCAACTGGCATTCCTAATACCGCCTTGACTGCAACTGCGTAGATCTGCAAACCATTTCTTCAAGAAAGGTACTAGACCCGTGTGTTTGATTTCTCCATTGCGAATCGGGGCTCCTAAGGGGCGAATTCGACCAATTTCCAGGCCAATTCCGGCTCGTTTTGAGGCGTATTTGGCCATCATTTCGCCTGCTGCGAATATACTGTCCAACGTATCGTCACTAGAAATAAGAACGCAAGAACTAAACTGTTTGGTAGTAGTTCCTAGTCCGGCCAGTACAGGTGTGGCCAATGTAAAGTGTCCATCGCTAGCACACTCGTAGTATTCTTTGACTAGTTTTAATCTTGTTTCTTTGGGCTCATTGTGAAATGCTGTGGCTGCGGCTACGGCATAACGCACTTGGGGGGTTTCATAAATCTGCCCTGTGGCACGGTTCTGTACTAGATATTTTTCTGCCAATTGGGCCACAGCGGCGTATGTGTAATTTTCGTCTTTGTCGTGATCAATAAACAGATTAATAATATTCCACTCATCTTGAGTATACCATTCTAGTAGTTCAGGAGTATACATACCTAAATCTACATTTTTCTTTACAATGTCATAGATAGCAGGAGGAGTATAACTGCCATATACTTCTTTGCGTAGCATACTGACCTTTTGACGACCTGCTACATATTGATAATTTACATTATTGATCTCAGAATTTTCCGATTCATCAACTAAATCAACCATGGCTTTGAGTAATAACTCGTCAATGGTTTTTGTGCTCATGCCGTCATGCAACTCAATCTGAGCCTTGATCTCAATCATGCTAGGACTAACACTGTCGATACCCTTACAAGAATGAGCAACTTGGCGTTGAATTTTATTGATGTCTAAGGGAACACGATCCCCGTTTCTCTTGATCACTGTGATCATATGTACGGCCTTTTTAACGTTATAGGATGATATTTACCTTGGGGGTTCTAATTCAATTAGGTTTTCAAGTCTTAGTGTGGGTAACAAATCACAAGACTGTACAGGACCATTATCATTATAGTTTATAACCCATCGATCATCAACAAATATTAAATTATACTGTCTAGATTGACTAGAGTCTACTAATGTTTTTATCTCAATTTTGGAATCATGAAAGTGTGTGGTTAATTTCAAAGTCCACCCGATCATTAGTGCTTTAGTAAAATCGTCATACTTATTGTGTTCTATAATTTCCCAAGGTGTAGGCCACGATCGCTGATGGTAGGGATCTACATTTCTATTGTGAGGTATAAAAGGCGCAGTATGCCAAAAATCCCAGACGTCCTGTAAGGGAGTTGGGGATTGATCGAGATGCTGTCTATGCGCGATCCACGAAGATAGTCGTTGTTCGACGGGCAAAGTAAACATTAGTATCAGAGCAATAGGTTGGATTGATATTCTAAAGTAACGGTAGTTCCACCGGCATTGTTCGAGATTATTTCTACCCACTTGTATGTCGAATCTACTGTTGAGATCCAATCTACATTTCCATCACTTGTGGTATAATCATAATCATCTGTGATACTCACTGCAGGATTTGCCCCAGAACCTATGTTAACTCTTAATATACCTGTTCGATTTATAGATGCATCGTCTGTTAGTGTATATTTGATTGTCAAACATTGTATGCTTTCTGTTATAGGAATTCGTAAAATACATGCAGAACTGGTAGGTGCAACAGTAACTACTGCACCATAGGAACTGTCAATGGCTGAACTTCCTGAAATTAAAGGATTAAATGTATAACTACTACCGGCGTTTCGTAATTGAAATTCTGCTCTATCAAAGTAATCGTTAACACTGCTGTTATTGTTAGTTTCGAAAGTAATTACCGCGGTACCTGTGGTGCTTTGTTCTCCCCAGGCACTGTTATAATTACCCACATTAACAAACTGATTATGCATACTAACATGATTAGTCGACGTGTTGGTAGAATTTTCTCCAACATAGATTGCTTCTGCTTCGATATTTTCAAATCGACTGTTCATAATACGGGCAAATCTAGGCCCGATTGTGGCCAGTCCATCTATAGGATCGTTAAAAGTTACCCCACGATATAAATCTTTGAACACAGATCCATTAATAATTGGATTTAAAATATCATAATTAGATTTTACTCCGTGGGTTAACCCAGAGAATTCGCAGTCTTCAATTTTTACATTTTCACTAGTAAGTGCTTCATAGCCTAATAATTCGATTCCAGTATAATCAGTGTCAACAGCATCCCCGGCAACTCGAGTTCCTTTAAACTGAATTCGACGAATTATAGAATTGCTACTTGCTGCTATTTTAATTAGACTCAGTGCACCTGTTACAGTACTCGAAGTGCTGTGCTGCAGAGTCATTCCTTCTATAACTATATTATCCGGTTGTGTATCTCCGCTATTAATAGAGGGGAAACGAACATACCCACTATCTCCGCCTAGACTGCTGCCTATACTACTAGAATCTACAGTTTCAAATACGTGTGTACCTGTAGTGGTTAGATTAATAATAGTATTACCAATTCCTTCACCTTTAATAATGGTGTTTTTTGGTATAAAAATAGTGTCAGAAATATTGTATACACCTGTAGGGAAATACAATACTTTAGCCGCCGAAACTCCAGGATAGGGTTGATAGGTGCTAGTGGTCAAAAACAACCTATCCACAGTCATTCTTAATAGAGCAGTGACATCGTCAACTCCGTTGCCCTCAATGCCAAAATCTTTAACACTGACTTGGTCGTCTAATTTGTCTAGTAAATTTCTTTCGTATTCTGTACTAACTTCGGCTGTAATATCACTGCCGTATCTGTACACATAAGAAGTAACTGTGTTAACTGTGAATTCAAATAGATTTCTAAGATGCTGTTCTGTAAGAACTTCTACGTTAGCATCACGGCTGCCGCCATCTTCTCTACGCAGACCGATGTATAGTTTTTCAGTGTCAGCAGCCCAAGCAAATTCGCCGCCTGCTAGCGTTGGAACTCCAGTTTGTTTTTCTTGCCCACGACGTACCTGTATTCTGGCGACTTCTATAATTGCCATACCAAATATCCCCTTATATGGGATATTTATCCGTTCAGGCTCTTATAATATTGCTCCACTCTAGTCAACCATTGATCTTGGTACTTGTCAAAGTCTTGCGGTAACAGATCAAATTGCTGGTATATTTCCCCACCGGGCTTCATGGGATCATCACCTCTACTGACCATAAAGATGTGCCCTTCACGCATATCAGTTCCATATGTATTATTATGTGCCATAATATACGCCATAAGTTGTAGATAATAATCTTCAACCCATTCTGCTTTTTTTGGACGATTAGTTTGTTTATAATCTGCTATGCACGGATTACCTTTGTAGACGCATATCAAATCTGTAGTTCCGCTGTATAGTCCTTTATAGTACAGACTCTGTTCCATTGCCCACACTTCTTCAACATCTTTTAATCCATTTTTGATAATAACGTCGGCCATTGCATTTGCTTTGATGTGAACAGGATTGTTTCCGGGCTGTCGTTGTTCACCAATTAGAAAACGCTCTAAGTTAGCATGAAGTCCTGTCCCGACCCCGGCCGCTTCTTTAGTGATTTGATTTGCTTTATCTTCACCTATACGTTTACGCCACTCATTCAAGTGAGTCATATCCTTAGTAGAACTAAGAATAGTAGTTACACTGGGTAATGTTTCTCCGTCAGGGGTCTGATAAACTCGTTTACGTGTTACGGGATCGTTGATCTGCTCACAATTCTTATATTGGAATCTCTCAACAAAAGGAGGTGGATTATAGTTATTATTCATGCTATTAATTATAGCATTTATAATTATTAAATCAAATTTTTGGAGATAAAGTTTTAGCGTTGCTAGAGGCCATCTTTTCTACACTAGGACCTGCGGGTTGTTTTGCTGCTTGATCTTTATTGGGATTATCTGCTTTGGTTTTTAATATTACAGTGCCATCGTCTTGTATCTCATCGATTACATCTCCAGCAGGATCTATTGCATTTTTAAGTGCAATTAGTCCGTTAGGTGTACTAATACCTAGATCAAAAGATTTCAACAAATTCATCACAGTGGCAAAAGGCAATGTTGAACTTTTCCCTGCTCTGTTAGCCTGTCCTTGAAAAACTGCCAGAACCTCTCTGGCAGAATCATCAACTTCAAACAATCTCATCGAGCCAATTTACTCATAATGCTGTGTGATTCTGCTAGTTTACGAGCAAAGCGGCTTTCACGCATTTCACGTCCCGGTGTACCTGCACCGGCAGCAGCATCGCTAGCAGCAAACTCATCTCCTGCAGGAGCAGGATTCATTTCGTCTGGTGCAGCCATATCCATACCTGGTTCTGCTGGGGCTGCAGGTGGCTCAGCACCCATAGGCTCGCCTGCTGGCATCTGTTCGCCTGCTAGTACCGCAACAGCATTGCTGATTGCTTCACGCTGTGCAGTCAGTGTTTCTAATGTAGCGGCTAGTGCTGGCCCAACTGATTGCTTAAATGTTTCTGCTTCAGTAACACCAAAATCTGCACGAATTGAATCAGCTAGTTCGATCATGCTCTTGGTTTGATACTGTCCCACACGCTGCATCCATGAGGTATAATCATTAACGATATCACCTGCAGCGGTAATGGCTTTGGCTTTGCCTTCTTCGTCTTCTTGAATTAGATATGCTAAACTTTCATTGACTATACGAACATTGCGTTTGAATATTTCAACGCTTTCTTTTTTGGCTTGACCTTTCCAGAATGCTGCACCGGCAATTTTTTTTCCTTTTTTGCCGCCGCCTGCTGCTTTCTCAATCTTTTTAAACCCTTTACCAGGTTTTCCCATGTCTTTGCCGGATTTGGCCTGCTTAACCGCAGCAGATTTTTCTTGAGCGGTCATACCTGCACTAGGTTTGACTTTGGCTTTGCGTTCAGCAGCCTCTTCTACGTCTTCTTTAGTCTTTTGTCCATCTCGATACTGTGTGCCGTTGTTGCCTGTTGGCACCTCACCTGTAGTACGGCCAAAGATATCACCTGTAGGAGCCTTGCCGCCCTTGGGAGCATCATTCCCACCGGGGTTTTCGGCCTTTTTATCAGATCCAGGCCATTTACCTTTTACACCACCGGTGTGTCCTGGTTCATGTTTGGCTGTACGCTGTGCAATTTTTTTTGCTTGTCTTTGTGCTACTTTGTCAATCATGGCTTCATCCATCTTGCCATGTACTGGGCATTTATCTTTGCCTTTGTCTTTGCAGCAGCATTTGCCCTTAGCTGCCTCGGTGAATTTATCAGATGTAGCCTTTGCAATGGCTGTTTTCTTTGGGACACCGCCAGCAGTCATTCGAGCGACTTGCACATCGTCAAAATTGCTCTTACCATCGCCGGTCCGATCAGTTCCTTTGGCCTTCTTGGTATGTTTAACATCACGAACGCCTTTTTTGCCTTCGCTGAGTTCGATCATTTTGTCGCGTAATTTTTTGATATCTTCGCCTAGCATTTCTTTAATCCTTGTGTTGAGCAACTCTAACATTGCTTTGTCTTTTTGATATGTTTCGTTAGTTAACAGATCGTTAATACCTGCAGACCCTTCTTGTTGAAACAACCGGGTACGCAGTTTGTTGCGAAAATCTTCCAATTGCTCCCTGGAATAATTTTCCAGATTGACGTTTAGGCCAAACATTTTATTAAGATTCTCTTTAACTAGAGAACTGGTGACTGTTTTTCTAAAATCAGTGGTTTTCATAAATTTTCCAAAAGATTCGATTAATTTTATTTATCTAAACGCTAGCAGTTTTTCAAAACTAGCAGAAATGGATCTTTTGTAGTTTTCTTTTTTATGCCGAGCAATTGAAGATTTAATCATCATTATTTCGGCCTTATCATAGTTCTGCAGTTTAATATTGCGTTCTGCCGACTTTTGATGAACTAATTCATCAAAGGATGCGTGTCCATATTTTTGATCTACTGCGATTAGATCTCGATCTAACCACTTGCCTAACGCTAGATTGTTGGCTACTAGTGCAGCAGTTTGTGGTAAATTAATATTTGATACCATCGATTCACCACGATGTGATAGTATTTCAAAAAATCCATTTTTATTTTTTTCAATAAAATATTTACCAATTCTAATTCTGCTGCTATTTGTTTTTACAGGTAGAATTATGCCCTGTTGTCGAAGTTTAGATACAACAGTTTGATTTAATATTTCTATTTTTTGATAAAGATCATCAGGTAGGGGTTTCATTCAAATTCTTAATTAATGTTTGATTATCATTACTTATTGAATAAACACCTTTTCGAACTAGGTTCTGAGCGATCCATTGATTATGCTCATCTAAATTTTTAAGAAAGATATGATTCTTATGTTGGCGAACAAATTTCTTTTCCTCATTGGTGAGAGGAATTTTAATGCCAGATAATAATTGTACTATTTTCATTTTAAACAGAAGAACCAGGTTTTTGTGCAGACATTGTTTTTAGCAAAAGATCTAAATTCTGATCTAGTGTTTTATTTTTAAGAACTGCAGGTCCTAATCTTGCCATGACCGCCTGTTGTTGAGGTGTTAAGGGCTTTCCGGTATCAGTAGCTGTTTTAGCAGCCATAAAATCATTTACCTGATTTTCATTATCAATAATTTTATTTTGTGTTAGCATTGCTGCTAATTTTTGTACATTGGGGTCGGTTGTAGGTGTTGCAGTTGCAGAAGTTGTTGGAGCAGTTTGACTTACTTGGCCTACTTGTCCGGGAGTTCCTGTAGTCGAACCAGTAGTGCCTATAGTTTGTTCTGATACTAATTCCGAAATTTTCATATTTTAACCGCCTTTAGTAAGCAACACTATCACAACACCAAGTACACTGGCTATCACAGTGCCCGCAGTGCCTATCAATACCTTTATAGTTGATAAATGACTTTTTTCTATAGTAGTTTGTAGTGTCACTATTTTTTCTTCCACACTGGTCAACCGCTTCTCAAGAGCATCATACCTTTGAGAACAAAGTTCGACGTGTGCTTCTAAATTTTCTTTTTCAATATCGGTAGGAATAGACATCAAGGCTCTCCGAAAGTGTTTGCGTACCTATAAAAAATTTAATTTGCCTAGATTGCGCCTTTGAGTGCCTTAATGATTGTGTTTTTAGTGGTTTCATTTTTAAGATCGAAAATGGACTTTTCTATATTTATAGTTTCCTTTAAGTTTTTAATGATTGGAACTTCGTGTAGGTCATTGATCAAACAGCCTATTTCATCAATGTTGTCACTATAAACACCAGATCGATCTGGACTGAACCTAAATCTCCACACAGCCTGTTTACCTTTAAACTTTGAACCAAATCCTAGATCTTTGAGGTCTTTAACCTCCATTATAGGATCTGTGTCATATGTGATGATAGATCTAATTTCCACACACTGCTTTAAAGTTATAAAATTTCTATACTGATCGTGTTCAAATTGTAGATCAATTCGAGGTCTTGTTATTTTGGTATTTGTAATATCTACTAAGGTTTGAATTTCAATTATCTGCATAATATACCTATTTAACGATATTTATGCCATAAAAAAAGGCATCTAAAAAGATGCCTTTCATATCTAATTTTAAAATTAGATTGTAATTGATGTTACAGTGCTAAGAGCTAGGTTAACTCCTTGATATAGGATCCAACCGCTGGTGCCAGTACTAGCATTACGGACTAGTGTCTGTAAGCGACTAGCCATTGTGACGCTGTTTACACCGTCATATGTATCAGTTGGGAAGTCACCGCCTAGTGCAGCAACAGCAAAGCGTAGGTCTTGTCCTGTACCATATGTTAGATTCTGAACATTACCAATGACCTCAATCGAAGCTCTTTGAGCAACTGCGTCTAGAGCGGCTGCAACTGGGCTACGTGAAGAAACTGTGGCTGAGTCAGTATATGACACAGTGTCTGTATCTAGTTTAGCTGAAATGTCTGAAGGGAACGATAGTTGAAAAAACTGCAGTGAAACACCGTTCTTAAAGGCTGGTGCTACGACTGTTTCATTCTTTTTAATTAATTTGGCCATTTTAAAATCTCCTTGATCTTGTTAAGTTTCAACCCTGAAACTGTAGTGCAATTATTTAGTCTTTTTGAAAAATTTTTTGCTCAATCATCATCTTTTAGATTGCCTTCTATGATCTTTAGTCCTCGAGCGGTTTCCTTGCTGTCCCGTAATTTACGAATACCTCTAGTAAATTTACTGGGATCGCTTGCCTTTATTGAATTTATAAATCTTCTTTCTAGTTCATAAGCCTGTTCTGGTGGAAAACTTTCCTTAATTATGCCTAACAGATTAATAGCACTGTTGATAACGTGTGTGGCCCTACTTTCAACAATGTTTTCACTATTTTTCTTGAAAGAAATTGAATTTAATTCTTCAAGTAAACTTTTAGTGGTCCGTTTCAAGATATATTCCTTTTTTAATATTTATATCCTAAAAGAAATTTGGAAACTATAATTTTATTCTTAAATTCTACAACTTTGTGCGACGCAGCATAAATATTCATTGAGTCACGAGCTCACTACACTTACAAGGGACACACAATGTTGAACTATTTTTCTAAACTAATCGAAAAAATAAATCAGTTATTAGACCATGCTGATCACAGATATCAAAGCGATCTCGAAAAATATCTTCTATCTAAGAATCCTGGGAATGCTGCAGAAGCCGACCTGTGGATTAGAATTTATAATAGAGAAGTGATCGGGAGAAACTCATGGATGTGATCAAACAGGCATGGGATTTTCTTATAACTTGTGCAGAATCTATCTACGAATATAAATCTAGTATCTATAGCAAGCACTGGCACTAAGGACATATTTGTCTAGACAAATTCTTTCAGACCAGTTGTTATATAGTGCTAAAACACATATACTAAATATGTAGGCAGTAATTGTACTGCATTACACAGACATACACACATAAGGAGAATACTATGTCAAACGATAATATGATTCCAAAGATGCCCGAAGTTAAATTTAATAAGACAGGTTATGAAATTCGATCAGACATTCTAGGCATGGCACACGGACTAGTCTACAATGAATTTCAATATAAGTGGCAGGGCTGGGAATTGACCAGTAAGCGTGATGAAAAAACTGGTCAACTGGTTAGCACCGTTGAAATGCCACAAGTGCCCGGTTTAGATAAAGTTCTCGAGACTGCAGAAAAAATGTACAACTTTGTTAACAAAACTAAATAATATAACTATATAATAACAAATTCGAGGCTTGGCCTTTTACAAAACCTGAAATAATAAAGCCCTAGGAAACTAGGGCTTTTTCTTTATGCGATTATGGGTTTACTTTTAAGAAATTCGGGGTATCTTTTGTTAAAATGACGCATCACAATGCCTGCAACTTGATGTGCTTGATTTTCTTCAGGGCTACCTGTTTTCCCACTATCAATATTTAATTGATGCTCGGTATCTTGTTTATAGTGTACCAGTTCATGTGCCACAGTTCTCAGTATGTCTACCGGATGTCTATTGGCCAAGGCTACATATAGTATATTTTCATTGTTAACGTACATACCAAAAGTAGGTTGATCCGGACTGTCAACATCAGTCATAAAAACCATCTTGGGCAAGGACTTTAGGTCAATGTAGTGCATTGCTAGAGGCAAGAATTTAGAGAACATGTCCATAAACTGTTCTTTTGTTTCACTGTTGGCTGTAAATTCTCTGGCTCGCATGGTAGTATTTATAGCAAGGTGTTACTGTTTATAAAGTATAAAATTATTCTTCATTATGACCATAACTTATTCTACTATGTGTTATAACTTCTAATGCAGCATGTAATTGAATTCCGGAAAGGTGCTTCTTTAACCATTTTTCAGCCAGTTGATTTACCATTTTTTCATTAGCATATAGATTGCCTGCTTTAGATCTAGAAAAAATCCAAGCATGATACGCTTCGTGTACCGCACTGGCTATATGTGCTGCATCCCTACTATTGATGTCAGGGACTGTTATTGTTCCTGAAAAAGGTTTCTCGTCTAGTTCCGGCATATCTTTAAAAAATGGACTAGGTGCATTATCAGCATCAGTTCTCCTGCTAAAAGCAGCAAAAGCAATGGCTTTATTTTTTCCTGCAAGTTGATGGGGGTACATTCGACTAGCATCTTTTTTATCAATTTGATTATACTTGTCATCCAAATCAACACTGGTAATTAAAAATTGATTCGGTTTAATGGAATTTCTATCTAACGAAATATTTTCTTTACCGACAATATCAGTTACTGCTTGTAAACAAGTAAAAGGTGTGGTATTTTGTCCTTCAAATATTTCACGAAATCTCATGTTGTTTTTCCATATGATTATTAATGAGTGCTCACTTGAAACAACAAGGGTAGCGAGTCCTGTTGTTAGGCCAGCAGCCGGCCACATAACCCCAAACGGTCCTAGGGTATGTTAGTTACACCAGCTGGTCTTGGCCTCGCCGTAATATTCGCGAGCATAACCATTGGCGATTAATTGTTGACGAAGGCTCACACCATCAAGCAGTAGATCACCTAGCACACGGCCACCGTACTTGTCCCAGTCCATGAGCACAATTTGTCGACGCTGACTTTGATTAACTAGTTTTTTAGTAAACTCTGTGGCAGCGGCACCTCTCTGTGCTTCACTGTCGCATTTGGCTCTAAAACCTTTTTCCGGAGTGTCCACGCCATATACTCTTAGACGCAGTTCTGGCTTTAAGGGTGCAGGAAGATAAAGGGCTTCAAACCCCACAGTGTCTCCGTCCACCACTTTGGTAATGACTACATCGTACATTACTCCTGGTGGTTGTTTTTGTGCTAAAACCGCAACGGGTATTAAAAATGCTATTAATAATGCTAGAACTGCTTTCATAATTTTTCCTTTTGTGTATTTACAATGATATTATTTATTGACTTCCAAAGCCAAATATCCATACGCCGCTAGTAGCAGTAGTAGTTGATAATACTTCAATCATCATGCTTGACTGTGCTACACCACCTCCGCCCAGCACAAAGGTGTTTACACCGTTACTACACTGACTGGCTGTGACGCCGGTAAATGTGAATATGTCTTGGGCACGATGCGGAGTAATAAAGATTTTAACTCTGCGTCCTGCGGTAAAGTCACTTAAAGTAATTGCTCTATTGCCGTTGGCACTGGGTTGCCAAAATATCATAGTTGGACCGTTAGTCATATCAACAGACAATGTGGTAATCTGTGTGGTAACTAGAGAAGTAAAACTATCAACGCCAGTCTGTACAGCACTGATAACACCTGCGTTGGCTGTGATGGTTGTGCCGTCTACTTGAGCAATACCAAATGTGCTACTGCTGGCCTTGTCTAGTGTTCCGCCTAGTGTTAGGTTACCTGATGTTGTAATGTTTCCCGTTAATGTCAGTCCACTGATTGTGCCCGTGCCACTGACTCTGGTCACTGTGCCTGTAGCGGTATTGGTAGCACTGATAGTTATAGCCGCAGATCCATTGTAGGTAGTGCCCATGCTAAATGATATACCTGTGCCTGCTGTTAGATTCTGTCTAACATTGTTGGCTGATCCACTGATGCTGCCCACGATTTGATTGGCAAATGTAGCAATACCACTTGAGTTTATTGAGACAGCATCTGTGCCGCTGTTGTTGGTTACTATGCGAAGACTATTGTTGCCCAGTGTACCGATGACTAAATCGCTGGACACTGCCGCAAGATAAACAGCATTAGGTAGGGCAAAACTACCTGATCCGCTGAACCCACTTGAGTTCATGCCAAACTCACCATAGTAGGTACTAGATGTGCCTAGGTTGTTGCTAACTATGTAGTTTGTACTGGCTGCGGCTCCTGCGTTTCTATTCTGTAGTACAACTTGATTATAACTGTTGACTGAGTAACTAAAATCAGCCATAATGCCTGTATCACTGTAACTTAATGTACCGTAGTTGAATGGGCCGTGATCACTTCTGATGCTGGCATCCTGTGTGGCTGTAAAGTCTTTGGCTTCTAATCCGCCAACACTGTCTCTCAATGCTATAGTATTGTTAGTAGCGTTAATGGTAGCATCGCTGGTAACTGTGACAGCGCCGCTGACCACGCTGGCTGAAATATGATTAGTACCTGTAACTGTCAGTACACCAGTATTGGATATTGTAACCGTGCCCGTGCCTGATACACCAATGCCTGTGCCTGCGGATACACCAACCACGCCATTGTTAGATAATGTTATACTACTGCCCAATGCCACTGTGCCGCCGCCCAATAGTCCAGTACCTGCGTTAACAGTTATTGAACTGTTGGCCAGTTTGGCGTTGGCAATACTGCCTGTATTCAATGTGCTGGTAATATCTGTACTTTGAACCTGTACCACGCCAGTCTGAACTGATCCACCGTCAAACTGTATGCTGGAAACCCCAGTCACAGGAGGTATGTATTCCCATATGGTGCCGTTGAATATAACAAATCCACCTGCGGCATAGTATTGTGGTCCATTGCCAATGTTTTGTGTGCCACTGGCAGAGATTGAAAATTCCCAACCTGATACTAATCCCACAGGAGTTGAAGTGCTCAATGCCGGAGTATTGCTGTCTGCGTTCCAGGAACCTTTGTAGATGATCGGATTTTCTGTAACCGGCAATGGTTGCCACGACATTGTAGTACCGTTGCTTTTTAGATAATAGTTAGTTTGCCCTACAGGTGTTGGAAAATAAGTTAGCCTTGAACCAAGTCTAAAAGTGATACCAGCATCGGCATCTACTGCTCCAGCAAAGGTTATGCCAGTGCTGTCAACAGTGGCTGATACTTGTGTAGCCGTGTTGCCAACGGGAGTAGTAGAAAATACAAACTTAGTGCCTGAGGCTGTGTCAGTAAAGTTTTCTGAGGCCACAGCATCAAAACGGCTGATACCTGTCATATACCGACTTGTGCCATAGCCTGCGGCTGTTAGTCTTGATAGTATATCGTTCAACTGTACTGCTGTAGGAGCACTGACTGTGCCACGGGCCGCACGACCCGCATACAAAGGATATACACCTGTGCCAAAACTATCCGAACTGATGCGACTGCTCTTTCCGTCTTGTGCTGTTAGGTGTAACAGTGTGCCATCGTATAATGTGCCACGAGGCTGTGTCAGTCCACTGACTGTGCCAATGATGTTCAGTGTGCCTTTGTTGGGGTCGGCGCCGCTGGGCGTAAAGATTGAAGTGATACCGTTTCTGTCAACTTCAAAAGCCAGTGCTCCGAGATTGTTCTTAACTTTGATAGCACGATTGAACACTACACTGGCTGTGGCACCAGTTGAACCAATGATGATATCTCTAGCAGAGTTAGCAATCCTAATCTGATTGTCTATGAATGTAAACTCGCCGACTGATAATCCAGCACCGTTTTGTACATAGAGTAGACCATCGCGGGCACCGATAGAAAGATCCTTGCCCAGTGTTTCGTCAAAGACATAGATAGTACCCGGTCCAAGATAAATTGATTTCCATCGTTTAGTGGGAGAACCTAAACTACTGATGTTGTTAGTAACAGGTAGGATGTTGGTGTTGACAATAACATCACCTAGTCCAGTACTGTCAAGGAAAATGTCTGTTCCCTGGGAACTTTGAATATTCAGGTTAGCCTTGTTCAAGGGGCGAGTAAGGTCAAATACTGCGCCCGGTAAAGGCAGTACTTGTCCTAGTCCTGTTAGATCTAAGTTAACTATGACATAGGTATTCCAAGTTGAAGTATCACCACCGCCGGGGCCGCCTGCGCCACGATCTTTAACTGTACTAGGAACAATGCCCGCCCCAGTTAGTCGGTCGTTGATTTCAATAGCACTGATAGGTATACCGCTGATGCCTGAAGCCAGTTCAAACACAGTCCAAGGAGCGAGCACACCGTTGATATTACCATAGGTACCAATAACTAAGGCATCGTTGGTCCCAGTACTGTAGTCAACTATACTGACCAATTCATATGTTGTGATATAGGCTTCAATGTTTAAGGTAGTGTTTAATATGTTTCCACCAGAACCTACTTTAAGAGCAGATACACGCACACTGCCGTTGAGTGGTTCTAGTACAATATCAGCACCATTGACACTGCCCAGTATAGTCTGCAGGTTAGTATCTGCTGGATCAGCGTTGGGATCATTGCCCACTGATAGATTTTTTAACTCGTTGGCCGGAGCAAATGTAAACACGCCAGTGGTGTTGTCATAGGCTAAACTGCCACCAAGGTATGATGAGGTTGTTACAACACTCAATGCTGTTAGATCCATTCCGCCTCCACTGCTGTATGTTAAGACCCGCAAGACTGGTTCACCAGCAGCATTGTAGGTCATTGCCTTATGTATGTTTAAGAGATTGCTCTCCTGTGGATGTTCATAACCGGTACTATTATTGGTGTAACGATCCTGTGCCATATATTATGTGGTCCACGGCCTATGTGTTACCAAGGTGCTGGTAGTTCCCACAGTGCTGGTATTGCTGGTATACTTGTCTGCTAGCAAATCTTCATCATAGACATTGTATAGTCTATAATAATTGGTTGTGGTATTTCCGCCTGCTTGACGACGTAACTGTGCCAGTTCTAGTTTGGCCAATTGCCTATCCACTTTATTTGTAGATGTTGAAATAGTATTACTACTGTAAATTGTAGTAGCAGTGGTGATGCCATAAGATCCCAGAGAGCCACTGACCAACACCGTGGCTGTAGTGGTAACAGGATCTACAATATAAAACTGCATGACAGCGGTGCTAACACCTTCAGCAGTATTGACCAAGTTTTTTAATTGAGCCACTGTGGTTGCTGTAGTTGCCGCAATGGATAATTTTGTAGCACTGTTGAGAAAACTTTGAACCAGAATAGCCATACTTAGACTCCTGGCTTATGCGTATGGTTTGGGTACAGACTTACACTGTCCGATCGCATGTCAGCAGGGTTTTTTGGACCATTCCACCCCCCACCTGCATGTGAGGTCACTGAATCAATGCCTGCTACTACTTCTGCAGGGCTATTGTCATAAACTTGATTAGTTTGAGCACTTAGTAGATCGAAAATTTGACGAAATCTGTTAACATCGTCACCGTGTGGACCGGTGCTAGGTTCTGCTATAGCGGTTACAGCAACAACTTCAGGTTCTGCTGATTGAGCAGAATCAACTTGATCAATAACATCTAGAATAGTTCTAATAATTTCAGTGGCTCGCATGGCACTGCTCTCCCAATAATGTATTTATTAAGGGAGAGCAGGGCGAGACAGGTTACTCTAAACCCATATCCTTGCGTATTTTGGTAGCACTGATGGCATGAGTAGCATCATCGAACGTTTCCTGTTCAATTTTGTACCCCACATCTCTTCCGTAGGTCACATTGACAATATTAGGCACTAAAACTACAGTATATTGTCCTTGATATACAGGATCTAGATCACGCTGAATAAACGCTTTAACCTGTTCAAAATCAAAGGGATTGGTGTCATTCCAGCCCTGACAATCGCGAATCATAATGCAAACTTGCCCAGTTTTAGCAATGGCACGGTCAAATAGTGCTCTATGTCCAGCATGCCAAGGTTGGTAGCGTCCCAAGAGTTGTACAGTTTCTTTGCGTGGGTCAAAGGTAGGTCTGCGACGATTATGTAGAATGTGCTCACCTACAAATTCTGACCATACTTCGGCGTTCTGCTCGGTGATCCTAAAATCATACACATCCGGGGGAATAAATGCCTTATTCGTATCTTCGTAGCGACCTGCATCTATAGTGTCAATCCAAATGACCCAATCTGCTTTAAAGTTGTGTCGCATCTCAGGTAATGGTGCCACAAAGTCACAGATCACATAGTCACCGGTACACCTGAGTGCAAATTCTGCCATACGCAAACTTTGACGAATTCTGCCTTCGCGGCTAAAGTCCCAATCATTAAATCGTTTGCGTATATCATCGGCGTTAAACCAATCTACAGTAGATTTATAGTTTGTAAAAGGTGATTCCATTTGTGCCATTCTACTTGCGGGCATAGTAGCCAGGCTGGAGTTATCTTCTAGATACTGTTTGAGTCGTTCTGCAAAATAAGTTTTGCCTGCACCCGGAAGACCCATGATTAATATTTTTACTGCCATTGTATTTTTCCTTATTAACTAGGCACTGCTAGTACATTGTTGCCTATTACTTTAAAATTATAATTATCTTCTCCTAAATATTCTACAATTTTGTCGAGAATGCTATCCACACTATTACAACTGTGTTCAATGAATATGCAGGGGGAGAATTTTTTTAGTGTGGCAGTGGCACCTCTAAGTACATCTATATCCATACCCTCTACATCTATTTTGATATAGTCAACACGGTCAACTTCGTAGAGATCAACAAATGTATCCAAGGTTAGTATTTCAACCCAAGAAGAATATCGAGACTTATTTCGGAATCTATCTTCTACCAGACTAAATGTGCCAAAATCCTCAGGAGCATAGTAGTCAGGTTCTGTAATATTAATTCTGGTGTTTTCTGCCCCAAGTCCTATGTTATAAGTATAACAATTTTCAATATTGTTCACAGCCATATTGCCGCAGAGCATTTGAAATACCAGACGCTGTGGTTCGAAACAGTATATCTTACCGTTTGGAAACAGTCTAGCCATCCAGGTAGTAAATGTGCCTATATTAGCCCCGACATCAAAGATTACCGGATTAGTTCGATCTTTTAAACAATCGTAGGCTGTCTGTGCTTCACCTGTGCTTACAACTCCGTGATCTAATAACCATTGCCCGTGCCCAACTTGGTTACGATCACAATCAAATCTGTTGATAATCATCAGCCCCTGTTCAGTACTGACCAGGACATTTTTCCTCACTCGATTGTTT